AGGAGGCCAAGCGCCGCGAGGAGGCGCACGCGCGGGTGATGGCGGCCCAGTGGCGCGGCGCGCAGCGTCACGGTAAGTACCTGGTGCGCACCGAGGAGGTTGGTCACGGCCTGGTGCGGGTGTGGGGCCGGGGCCCGGCCACGGAGATCGAGAGCATCGAGCGCGCGTCGGTCGCGTACGCCCGGGGCAACGGTCTGCGCCCGGGAGCGTCCGCCGGGGGCGGGGAGTTCTTCGAGGGCGACTACATCGCCCAGCGCGCCTACCACCGCGCCTGAGCGCCCAGGTCGCAGAGCTGACAGCACCACCACGGGCGCCCCGACCCCACCGGGGCGCCCCCGCACAGACAGAAGACCGAGCACCCCATGACGGTGGTGCGCCGACTGGAGCCGGGGGAGTGGCAGTAGTGAGCTGGCTGGAGGAGTACCGGGCGTACAGGGCGCCGGACAACGTGGAGCAGGCACGCCACCGTAAGGCCATGCGGGGAGTCGCGGTGTACCCCATGGCGCCCGTGCGTGAGGGGGCGACGCTGGAGGAGTGGGCGGCGTGGCTGGAGGCAGACCAGACCGAGCGCGACTACATGAGCGCGTACAGGGAGAGCGGGTACGGGTTCATGCACCCCATCGTGACGGCACTCAGTGAGTACCGGGCGGTGGCCCAGGCGGTGCACGGACGGATGGAGTACACGAACGCCCACCGGGACGAGTGGGGCGACGAGTAGGGGCAGGAGCCAGCGAACGGCAGGGGCAGGCACAGGAGCGCGCCCCTGCCGTTTCGTATGCCTGTGTGCGCATATGTGGCGAGTCGGACACCCCTTGGGAGGGGGTGAGACCGGGCCGGGCCTGGGCGCTCCGGATTGATTCGGGTAAGGGGCTTGACCCATGCATCTATGGATGCGTTAGGGTGAGGCTCCCGCCGTACAGTGAGGAGCATTGATCATGAGCATCATTCGTTGCACCGACCCGCACGCCGCCGCCGACCAGGGCTACAGCCCCAACAGCTCCGGCCTGGGCGCGGCCTGGGAGGCGCACCAGGAGGCCGCGCACGAGGAGACGTTCAAGGGCGCGGTGCTGCGCCTGAGGGAGCGCAACGGCTACGACGACAGTGACTTCTACGCCCTGGTGTGGGACGAGGAGCAGCAGGCGACGCGGGAGATCATGTACGCGACCACGCGCGGGTGGACGTACCACAACGGCGCCGACATCGACGCGACCCGTGAGGTGATCGGCAAGGCCATCGCATGGGAGACGGAGCAGCGTTTCAAGGAGGCGCAGCGCCGCTACCAGGAGACGCCGCGCAAGGGCTGCACGGCGCGCGCCACGGAGCGGGGGCAGGTCGTCGAGGGCGTCATCGCGTGGGTGGGTGAGGACAAGCCGCGCTCGCAGTGGGCGGCCCGCTACGGCACCCGTACCGCTCGCTACGGCATCCGCGTCGAGGGGCGCAGGGGCCTGGTGTTCCGTAACGCCGACGCGGCCGACTTCGAGTTCGACGTGCCCCCGGTGAGCGAGGAGGATGCGGCGGAGTGGCGGGCCACGTGCGCCCACAACGCGCGGGCCGAGTTCTCCCAGGCGCTGGCGCTGGCCGACAAGCGCGAGCCGCTGCCGGGCCCGGGTGACGTGGTGGACGCCCAGGAGGCGGACGCGGACGGGTGGCGGCTGTACGCCATCGGCGAGAGCTTCTGCGATGACGAGTGGGCGCAGCGGGTGGCGGTGGCCGTGGTCGACGAGGCGGCCGAGTACCGGGTGACGGGGGTGCGCGCCGACGGGCGGCCCATGGCGGTGCGGGAGGCCACGGCGTTCCAGGCGCTGCGGCACGTGTCGCGGTGGGCGGACGTGGACGGCACGCGGATCATGCACGACGGTGCGGGGGCGGTGCTCATGGTCCGTGAGGACGGCGGGCGGCTGGTGCTGCGGCCGGTGCGCGCCGGGGAGGGGCCGCAGGAGGGTGTGAGCGGGCCCGTGGGGGCCGAGGAGCAGCGGGAGGGCCAGGAGGGCGCCGACGGCGTCCAGGGGGCCCAGGAGGACGTGACGGGGGCCGAGGGTGACCCGGCGTGGGTGGCGCGCCGTGATGTGGCGTGGCGGGCGCTGGGGGACGTGTTGGACGGGGGTGCGGCGCGGTACCGGCGGGCGGTGCTGGTCGAGGGTTCGGAGGCGCGGGGGGTGTCGGACACGATGCCGACGGAGGCGGCGCGGGTGTACCTGGCGGGGGAGCTGGCCGACGGGGGCGAGCTGTCCAAGTCGGGCATGGGGGTGCGGCTGGTGTTGACGCGGGCGAACGGGGCGCGGCTGGAGCTGTACCCGGTGCGGGGCGTGGCGTAGTTGCGGATTCCGTGGTGTCCGCCGGTGGGCCGACCGTGCGTTTTCGTTGCGGCGGCCCCTGGTGGGTGCGGATTTCGTTGTTTTGCTGCGCCCTCTCCCTCATGCATCTATGGATGCGTTAGGGTGGACTCCCCGCCAGACACTGAGGAGCATGATCATGAACGCCACCACCGTCGAGACCGTCACGCTGATCTTCGAGATGACCCCGTGCGGGCGCTGCGGAGGCACCGGCCAGCACCTGTACAACCAGCGTGACGGCCGCGTGTGCTGGGGCTGCTCCGGCGCCGGTGAGCACCTCTCCCCCCGGGGCAAGCGCGCCGCCGAGGCCCTCGATGTGGCGATGCGCGAGTCGGCGGGCACCGTGGCCGTCGCCGACATCACGCCCGGCATGCGCATCAAGTGCCCGGCGCACGGCGGCCTCGACGGCCAGGCGCGCCCCTGGAACTACAAGCCCGCATGGCGCACCGTGGCCTCCGTCGAGATCACCGAGTACACCGGGCGCGGCCAGGAGGGCGGGTACATCATCGACGTGCCGTGCGTGCGCGCCTCGCTCGTCTTCGAGGACGGCAAGACCTGGACGGCGGAGTCTTCCGACCACCCCGCCTACTGGGCCAAGGGCGCGTTCCGCACGACCTACAGCGAGCGCTCGTTCTGGCTCGGCGGCGAGGAGGCCCGCGCCGCCCGCATGGAGGTGCGCCGCGCCATCGCCCGCCGGTTCGTCGGCGCCTGGCTGGAGGGCGAGGAGCCCCCGGCGCGCCCCGAGCGCAAGCCCCGCACCCCCAAGCCCGCCCAGGAGGCCCCCGCGCCCAAGCCGCTCGCCTCCAACAGGTTCGCCGGTGACTGCCGCAAGTGCGGCACCCGGGTGGAGGCGGAGCAGGGCGAGCGCGAGCGCGTGGACGGCCGCTGGGAGGTCCAGCACAAGGCCGGTGAGTGCCAGGAGCGCCCGGCCGCCGAGGAGGCCCAGGAGGCGCCCCAGGGGGCCGCCGCTCCCGCCCAGGAGCGCCCGGCTCGCCCCGCCATGGTGAACAAGTTCCCCGGCAAGTGCGCGCGCTGCGGTGTGCGGGTGCTGGCCGAGCAGGGCGAGCGGGTGCGCGTGGACGGCGAGTGGATCACCCGGCACCGTGAGGGCGAGTGCCCCGCCAGCACCACGACCATGATCACCGAGGAGGGCATGTACGCCCGCGAGGGGGAGGTGTACCGGGTCCGTCGCTCCGAGAGCGGCAACCTCTACGCCGAGCGTCTCACCCCGCCCGCCCACGCGGACGGCGGCGCCACGTTCACGTACGACCCGGCCGCCGTGTACGCCCTCACCCCCGCCGACCGCATGACGGTGGAGGCGGCCGCCGAGGTGGGCCGACGGCTTCACGCGTGCTGCGTGTGCGGGCAGCGCCTCACCGACCCGGCGAGCGTGAAGCGGGGGATCGGCCCGGTGTGCCGCAAGCGGGTGTAGCAGGGCGCGCCACGGGGGCCGGGTGGACCGCCACTGCCCGGCCCCCGTGGGCGAGTTTCCGCAACCCGCTTGACCCACGCATCTATGGATGCGTTAGGGTGGACTACCCGCCGTTGATAAGGAGCATGATCATGAACAACCTCGACACCCTCCAGAGCATCCTCGACGGCTACTACCACGACGGCGCCGACCTGGAGACCCTCGCCGCCCAGGTGAGCCGCCTCGCCGCCGAGACCCGCGCCCCCTCCCTGCTCGCCGCCGCCGAGGGCTACTACGGCAACACCCTCGACGCCGAGGAGTTCATCGGCCTCGCCGCCAGCGCCCGGCGCGAACTGACCAACCCCCAGCCCCAGGAGGCCCCCACCATGCCGACCACCCCCGCCCCCGCCGAGGACACCGTGACCCTGCGCATCCCCGGCCGCGTCGCCGCCTTCTTCCAGGACCGCACCCCCGACGCGCACGCCAGCCTCGACGCCATGGACCGCGACATTGCCCGCGCCCTGGACACCGCCGAGGAGCGCCGCCACGGCAAGACCGGCACCGTCACCATCATGATCACCACCCCCGCCGTCGCCGCCGGATTCCTCGCCACCCTCGCCAACCTCTGCGAGATCGAGTTCGACGCCGACGACGCCGACACCAAGACCGCCACCGCCGGACTCGCCTACGTCCAGCGCTGCCAGGCCCAGGGCATCACCACCACCATCCCCGACGACTACCGCATGCAGGACCCGGCCGCCCAGGCCGCCCTCGACGCCGACCGCGCCCAGGCCGCCCAGGAAGCGCAGCAGCGCGCCGCCCAGCGCGAGGAGAACACCACCCACCGCGCCGCCTGGGAGTCCCTCACCCGCGAGGAGCGCCAGGAGCGCACCACCGCCCTCCTCGACGCCGCGTGCACCGTGCTCGGCCTCCAGCGCGCCGACCGCCGCAACTGGCTCGACATGGGCAGCGTCGCCGCCAGCGTCACCGACGGCCGCCTGTACATGGAGGTCCGCCGCCTCGCCGACCCCACCGCCCAGCCCGCCCTCGACGCCGCCCGCAACGCCCTGCAGGCCGCCGGATGGACCGTGACCGACTGGGGCACCCACTTCTACGCCCAGGCCCCCCAGGAGCCCGCCCAGGGGCCCCAGGAGGCCCGGGAGGTCCTGTTCACCGACCACCACCGCTGCGAGCACCGCAAGACCGCCAGCGCCGACCACGCCCCCACCTGCCCCGTGTACGACGAGGGCGCCACCGCCGAGCGCTGCACCTGCCACTACTCCGACGCCCTGTGCGAGGAGCGCCAGACCACCGCCACCCCCGTCACCGTCGAGTGGACCCACACCGTGCGCGGCCACCGCAACGGCACCGCCCGGATCGGCTCCACCACCTACCGGATCACCCACATCACCCACGCCAGCCGCAAGCGCGGCGCCCTGGGCGACCACCTCGCCCACACCCCCGCCGCCGACGGCCGCACGGGCCCCTACGTCGCCCGCACCTGGGGCCTGCCCGACCTGCTCGCCACCCTCGCCCAGCGTGAGGGGATCACCGGCCCCCTCGACGTCCGCGAGACCGGCCGCGAGCGCCTCACCCGCCGCTGACACACCCCGGGGCGCTCCCGCCACCCGGGAGCGCCCCACCCCCGCCGACCACCCGCCAGCACGCCAGACACCCCAGGAGCGCCCACCATGACCACCACCGCCCCCGCCGTCCTCACCGCCGGACTCGCCATCACCGACGAGCACACCATCACCCGCATCACCGTCAAGCACGGGCACCGCGTCGTCGGCATCGTGGAGGGCAGCGACGAGCGCGGCTACGTGGCTGAGTACTGGTGGCCCGCCGTGAACGCGGACGGCAACTGGTACGGCCCGTACGAAACCGAGCACTTCCCGCAGACGTTCGACGGCCCCCAGGGCCGCGCCAACGCCCTCGGCTGGCTCTCCGACGTGTTCAACGTCCGCCCCACCGGCCGCGCCCTGGGAGCGCCCACCCTGACCCGCTGAACGCCCCGCCACGGCCCGGCCGGACCACAACCCCGGCCGGGCCCCCACCGCCCGCCAGCCGCCCGCACAGACCCCAGGAGCGCCCGCCATGCCGGTCACCTTCGGAGCCCCCACCGCCCCCACCGCCGACGACGACCAGCCGCGCCCCGTCCCTGTGGAGATCGTCTGGATGCGCGCCGACGGCAACCGGCTCGGCGGCATGATCCAGCTCGGCCCCCTCCACCCCGCCGACATCGCCGCCGTGGAAGCCACCGGCAAGACCGACCAGGCCCACATCACCGGCGGACGCCGCCGCACCACCCTGGACGCCTTCAGCGACTACGACCCCGCCGACACCTGGACCCTCACCCGCGCCACCCCCGAGCAGGCCGCCCGCCACCTCGCCGACTGGCTCGGCCTCACCGGCCGCCCCGTCGCCCTCACCGTCATCGACGAGACCCGCATGTGAGGCCCTGACAGCCCCCAGGAGCGCCCGGGGCCGCCCCCACGGCCCCGGCGCCCACCGACCACCCGCCAGCCCCGCACACACCCCAGGAGCGCCCCGCCATGACCGACACCACCGCCACCGCCACCCCCACCGCCGACGACGCCCCCGCCACCGGCCACCGCGTCACCTGGATGGACACCACCACCGGCCGCGTGTACTCCCGCGTCGTCCTCACCGACCTGGAGGCGCTCCACATGATCGAGGCCGCCACCCTGTACGCCAACCTGGAGCCCCTCGGCTGCACCCCCGCCCCCGACTGGACCCGCTACGGCACCGGGCGCGCCCTGGCCGACGCCATCGCCGCCGGACGCGCCCGCCAGACCGCCGACCTGATCGCCGAATGGGAGCGCACCGCCCGCCCCTGGAGGCGCGCCAACAGCAACCTCACCGAGCGCCTCCAGGGCCACGCCCGCATCACCGGCGCCGCCATGCCCGACCCCGGCGACTGGGAGGCCGTCGCCGCCTACGTCACCGCCGCCCGCACCACCGCCTAGCCGCCCGCCAGCGCCCCCAGGAGCGCCCCGCACGCCCACACCGGGCCCGGGGCGCCCCCGACCCCCCGACGGCCCGCCAGCGCCCCGCCAGACAGCGCGGAGCGCTGGCCCCCGGGACACCGTGGCGCGGAGCGCCACAGCCACCCGCCGCCGCGTAGCGGAGGAGCGCCGAGCCTGCGGAGCAGGCCGCGCGCCCAGGAGACACCCGACCACCCGCCCCGCCACACCAGGAGCGCGCGCCATGGACTACACCCTGACCGTCACCCGGCCCGGCCAGCCCACCGACCCCGACCCCCGCCACCACACCGACGCCACCGCCGCCCTGCTGATCACCACGGCGCTGCGCCAGGGGCTCACCCTCACCGCCGACGCCGACACCGGCCGGATCACCCTCACCGACGACGGCCGCCGCGTCACCCTCACCCCCGCCGCGCCCCTGCCCGCCTGGACGACCGCGCAGCGCCGCGAGACGCTCGCCCTGGCCGCCAGCGACGAGCCCCTCGTGTGGCGCTACGGCCGCAGCAACGTCGCCCGCCTCGCCGACGGCCCCCGCTGGCTCACCCACTCCACCACCATGGCGCTCCTGCGCGGCGGCTACCTCACCGACCCCGCCCAGGGCGCGCCCCGCCTCACCCTGCTCGCGTACCTCACCCTCGGCACCCGCCCCAGCACCCGCCCCAAGGCCGTCCGCGACGAGGCCCTCGCCGCCATGCTCCGCAACGTCTACCGCCAGCCCACCCCCGCACCGGCCTGAGCGCCCCGCCGCGCCCCGCCCACGACCCGGACGGGGCGCAGCACCCCCGAACCCCCGACAGCCCGCCACACAGCCCCAGGAGCCCGCCCGTGCCCACCGCCCGAATCCTCATCCCCGCCGAGTACCTCGACGCCCACCGCGCCGACCCGCACCCCGACATGCCCGCCGCCCTGCTGGCCCTCCTCGCCGACGCCGACACCATCGGCCCGGCCAGCAACCGCCGCGCCGTCGTCCACGTCCCCGCCGAACACCTGCCCGCCCTCGACGCCATCGCCCTCGCCCAGTTCACCGAGTGGGGCGACACCTACACCCGCCACCGCCGCAACATGCCCGCCGACGAGGCCGAGGCCCTGCGCCGCCTCTCCCGCGCCGCCTACCAGGTCCACCACCAGGCCCGCTACGCCGCCAACCGCTGACACCCGCCACACACCCGAGGAGCGCCCCCGATGACCCGCCCCGCCCGCCGCCCCGGCATCCACGCCAAGTGCGGCGCCACCGAACCCCGCCTCGGCTACACCCTCATGTGCGCCCGCTCCCCACAGCACATCCACAGCGCCGACCCCGAGCGCCGCAAGCACTACGACCCCGGCCACGAGGAGACGTGGACCGAGGAACGCCCCGCGCCGACCGGCATCCTGCCGCCGCCCGGCAAGACCTACGCCACCCGCCGCGTCACCGGCCGCCCCGGCTGGCACTGGGTGTACGACAGCGCCGGGAAGCTGCGCGCCATGGCCGAGCGCCGCCCCTCCTGGTGGCACCTGTACTGGGCCAGCGACGAGGAGCCCGGCGCGCACGGCGCGCCCCAGCGGTACGAGACCCTTGCCGACGGCGCCGACGCCTACACCTGCACGCCCGCCGACCAGTGACCCGGAGCGCCCCGCCGACCGCCACGGCCGGGCGTAGCCTCACCCCGGGCCCGCCAGCCCGCCAATACGCCCCAGGAGCAACCCGCCATGCCCCACCCCGACGACGAGACCGACGAGGAGCAGGCCCGCACCGCGCGGCTCCTGCGCATCCCGGCCGATCGGATCGCCTACTACAGCGCCGAGACCGTGTGCGCCTGGCTCCTCGCCCGCAACGAGCAGCACCGCACCCGACTGCGCGCCGCCTGCCAGGAGTTGCGGGCAGCGGCCGCCCAGGAGCGTTGCGCCCTTGCTGCGCTCTACCGCGCCACCGCCCAGGAGCGCCCCTGATGGCCGTCATCGACGGCCGCCAGAGCTGGCAGCGCCTGCGCCCCGCCACCCTCGCCCAGCTCGCCGCGACCATGACCGCCCCGGAGATCGCCGACATGTTCGGCGTCCCCCTGGGCACCGTCCGCTCGCGCCTCGCCGCCCACCGCATCACCGCCCGCTCCGCCCGCCCGGCAGCCAGCCCTCGGCCCGCCATCCCCCGATGCTCCGCCCCGCTCGCCCTCACCGGCGCACCCTGCGCCGCCCCGCTCGACCCCGACGGCTCGTGCCGCTGGGCTCACCAGCACACCGACCACACCGCCCAGGAGGCGTGACCCCGTGAAGATCCGGATCACCCGTGCCGCCGCCGAGTTCACCGTGCGCGGCACGATCGGGCGCGGCCCGCACCTCGCCTACGGTCGCAACCTCGAACACACCATGACCGCCGAGGAGTTCACCGCCACGGTGCGCCCCTGGGCCGACGGCGACGGCCCGGCCCGCTGGTCGGTGGCCACGCTCACCATCGAGGGCCGCGCGGTCGACGGCCGCCGCATCACCCCCGCATGGCAGGCCCGGGGGTTCTACTCCCCACTCGAAGTCCCCGACGCCGACACGCCCGCATGGTTGCTCGACCTCGCCCGCGCCTGCCTGCCCGCCCAGGACGCGCCCGCCGTCCCCGTGCGCCCGTTCACCATCCACGCCACGACCGCCCAGGAGCAGCCCCGATGAACCGCGACGACATGGCCGCCGTGCGCGCCACCGCCGACCGCCGCGAGGCCGAGTACCGCGCCCACTTCGACGGCTGCCCCGACTGCCCCGGCAGCCCGGACGGCGAGTGCGCCCGCGCCCAGGAGCTGTACCGCGCCTGGACCGCCGCCCGGGAACTCTCCACCCTCCGCTGCCAGCCCGGCCAGGACCAGCCGCAGGAGCACCCGCGCCCGCCGCACGACCTCATGGCCACCATCGCTGCCGCCGAGACCGAACACGCCCGGCTGGTCGCCCTCCTCATCGCCGGAGGCCAGACCAAGGAGGCTGCCTGGCAAGCCGTCGACCGCCTGATCATCGCTCTGCGCGACGCCGATGACGCTCGCGCGCTGATCGCCGCCAAGGCTCCCCGGGAGCAGCCGTGACCGTCCAGCCGCCCGCGCCGCGCCCCTGCGCCTCCTGCCCGTACCGCACCGACGTCCCGGCGGGCGTCTGGGCCGCCAGCGAGTACGCCAAGCTCGGCGCCTACGACGAGCCGACCCACCTGCAGCCCGCCGGTCTCTTCCTGTGCCACCAGACCGACCACGACGACGAGCGCGCCCGGGTGTGCTCGGGCTGGGCCGGATGCCACGACATGGACGAGAGCATGGCGCTGCGCGTCGCCGCCGTCTCCGGTGAGATCAGCGCCGAGGCCGTCCAGACGGTCCGCGACTACGTCTCGCCGGTGCCGCTGTTCGCCTCCGGCACCCAGGCCGCCGCCCACGGCATGAGCGGCATCGAGGAGCCCGGCGAGGACGCCCGGCGGGTGATTCGGAAGATCGAACGCACCCGAACCGACCTCACTACTGGCAAGGAGGGCTGAGATGGGACGCGGGAAGCCGCGCGTGAGCAACGCCGCCGTGCAGACGCGCAAGGCCGTCCTGGACGCGCTGCAGGCGGGCAAGCCGCTGACCGAACCGGAGGCGCGCGCCCTGGTGGAGGAGCTGGAGCGCGAGTACCGGCACTCCGGATGGAGCGAGGGCTACGACGAGGGCCACCACGACGGGACCTGGCAGGACTGACCTGCGAAAACACAGGAATTCACCGAACCCCACCCTAACGCAGCTATAGATGCGCTAGGGTGGGGTTCGTTGGCAGCGAGACCGGGTGTCCGACCCGTCCTCTACGCTGCCCTCCACCACCCCGCCTAGGAGAACAAGACACATGGGACTCCCGAAGGTCGACGAGGCCACCACCATCGCCCTGGAAGCCATCCGCGACGCCGCCCCCGCCCTGCTCACCGTGACCGAGGTCTCCAAGAAGGTCGCCTCGGCCGCCGACGTCTCCGTCGGCACCGCCCGCAGCCGGGTGCGCGCCGCCTTCGAGGCGGGCGGGCTCCTCGAACTCAAGCCCTGGTCGCGGAAGTTCTTCATCGAGCTGCCCGGCGCGGAGGCCGCCGGTCTCGGCCCGTTCTACATCGCCCGCGAGTGGACGGGGACCGGCCGCGAACACCGCCACGTGATCACCACCGACGACAGCGCGATGCGCCCCAGCTCCTACGGCCCCGGCAACACCACGTACGTGGCCGACCCCGAGCAGATCCGCGAGTACGTCCAGCGGCTCACCGACGAGAAGAAGGCCAAGGAGGACGCCGAGGCCGAGGCTTGGAGGAACGACAGGAAGGCGCAGGTCAAGGAGATCGCCCGTCGCTTCCCCGGACTGCGCAAGGCGCTGCGCATGCTCGAACTTCTCGGCACCTTCGCCAACCCGACCGACGCGCACGGCTCCATGCTGACCGCCAGGGTGTACCTGGACACCTCCCGCCACCAGGCTCAGGACGCGCCGGTCTCCGAGCGGAACTCGAACATGGTGATCCAGGTGGAGGGTGACGAGAACGTGGGCATCCTGCAGACGATCCTGAGCGCCGGGCTCTCCTCCCTCCTCGCGGAACAGCCCGTCACCCACTGCAAGCACTGCTCGGGCCGCATCCTGTACGCCCAGGCCAGGTTCGGCACCGGCTGGTGGCACGTCGACACCACCAACGGCTCCTGCGGCGAGGACACCGACACCAAGGCCGAGCCCGCCGAGACCGAGGAGAACTGACCCATGCGCACGTCCGCCACCTGCCCCGGCTGCAGGCAGTACCCCGTCACCGTCACGCCGACCGGCGCGCTGCGCGCCCACGACTCCGGCAACGGCATCCCGTGCCCCGGCAAGGGCTTCCGCCTCGACCAGCCCATCTACCCGCAGCTCATCAAGCTGTGGGGCTGGGAGACCGGCCAGAAGCTCATGAAGCAGGAGTTCCCCGAGTGGGTGTCGCCGATGGACAGCGGCCCGCACCCTATCGGCACCCTGCAGAAGCTGGTCCTCAAGGCGTACCCCAGCGCTGACGCCTTCGGGTACACCAGCGGCCGGGGCATCACCTTCTGCGTCAGCAAGCGCTGGTACTTCGCCACGCCGGACGGCCACGTCGGCGAGAAGTACCCCACCCGCGTCGCCGCCGCCGACGCCGCCGACGAGTACCTCAAGGAGAAGTGATCATGGACGACAACCGCCTGCACTCCGACGAGGACCGCGAGGACCGCGAGGACGCCCTGCCCAAGTGGGCGCAGCTCAAGCTCGACCTGTACCGGCGGCGCCTCACCGACGAGCGGAAGATCAACGCCGAGCTCAGCGGTGACGTCGAGGAGAGCGACACCCTCATCCGGTGGCACGGCATCCGCGCCGACCACCTGCTGCCCCGCCGCGCCGAGATCACCTTCCTCCCCGACCTCACCCGCCCGGACCACGCGATCGACTGCACCATGCGCGACGGCGTGCTGCGCGTCCACGGCAGCAGGACCCTGGTCATCAAGCCGAGCGTGACCAACGCCCTCACCATCGAGCTGGAGAAGTGATCATGGCCGACGACTTCGCCCCGCGCGCCGCTGCCGATGTCACCGACGAACTCGTCCAACAGGCCCTCGGCATCGTGGAGGGCTGGTACGACGAGGGCCCGATCGACTGGGAGGACGTCTGGGACCGGCTGGAGCGCCGCGTCCTCGACGACGGCCGGGGCATCGACCTTGGCGAGGACCTCGGCTCGCCCGCCCTCAAGGCCCTCCAGCGCCGCGTGCGCGCCGCCCGCAAGGAGAACTGATCATGTCGTTCAGCATGAGCACCCGCCGGGACGGGCGGCTGGGAGCCAAGACCGGTGCGCAGCCGGTCACGGTGTGGGGGTCCGACGCGGACGGCGGGGAGGACGGTCTGCCGGTCGTCGTCGCCCGTGGCTCGGTCCGCGTTCACCGCGACGGCCCCGAACTGTGCACCGTCACGACCCCTGAGGGCGTGATGTTCGAGGCCGCCGAGACGTCCTGGGCGCCGCTGCGCGGCGAGTGGACGATCGAGGCCCGCAGGATCGATCCGGCCCCGGGGAGTCCCGGTGAGTGAGCCCAGGATCATCCAGCCGGTCAGGCCGACCCGGCCGAGCTACAGTCTGCGGGAGGCCGAGTTGCTGATGCGGATTCTCCTGAGCAGCGGGCATCCGCAGGCCGAGCATCTGGTCACCAAGCTGGTCACCGCCGCTGAACAGCCCGGGGCGTACATAGAGTTGATGGAGCGTGTGCGGGCCTCGGTCATCTTGAATCACGAAGGGCCTCGCACCCCGTAGACACGCATCTATGTGTGCGTTAGGGTGGGGTTCGTTCTCAGGTGCTCAGGCCCGCCAGCCGGGCACCTGGTGACACCACCACCAGCCTCGACCCGCCACGAGGAGAACCTCACCATGCCCATGCGTGACTTCCTGGGCTTCCTGCCCATACTCCCGTCCGCGCTGACGCCCGCCGTCTGGCTGTGGCTGCACCACCACTACGCCGACACGCCCCAGGGCCGCGCCCTGTGCAGCAACCTGACCGTCCTGTACCTGGTCCTCACCGTCATCCTGGCCCTCGTCGGCCGCGCCTGGTCGGCCCCGAGGAGCGAGCGGTGAGCGACGACGGCCGCAGAGAGTGGGTCGAAGCCAACCGCGCCCGCTTCGCCGAACTCCTCATCCCCCGCGCGTTCCTGGCCGCCAGCGCCGTCGCGGACGAGCCCGACGCCCCCGAGGAGCTGAACGCCCGGCTCGGCGTCGCCTCCGGGTGCCGCCCGGCCGCCGGGGACTGCGTGCGCATCGACTGGCCCGTCGACCTTCTGACGCCACTCGCCGACTACGCCGAGGACTGCGCCCGTGCCTGGAGCACCGGCCGCACCTGGCGCACCGCGCACATCGCCGCCGGTGCCCTCGCCACCCACACCCGCCACATGATCGCCAGGGAGTCCCAGTGATGCAGCCCATCACCATGGAGGAGGCCGCCGACCTCGGCGTGCCGGAGTGCTTCTCCGCCGAGTTCGCCTTCCACGAGCGCAACGGGACGCTGCCGCCGTACGCGGGGCCGGTCGAACGGGACTGGGGCAGCGACGCCTACGACCTCTACCCCGAGCCGCCGGTGTACGAACCGCATCCCGACGAGGCCCCGGAGCGCAAGCCGTGCCAGGGCCCGGCGCGCACCTTCGAGTTCCTCGGGATGCCGGAGCGCTGGCGCGCTCACGAAGGGGGCTGCTGGGACCTGCACGTCCCCAGCGAGTCCTGCCCGCCGCCGTTCTGAGAGGACGCCATGGCCGACCACGTGCCCGAGGTCGTGTACGACCGCAACGACCCTGAACACATCGCGCAGCCCTCCGAGATCTGTCTGGGCTGCAGCGACATCGACGCCGGACAGTTGGTCCCCGCCTCGTTCTGCGGCGAGGCCAAGTCCAAGATGGCCCCCGCCCCCTGGGAGACACGATGAGCATGCAGCGTCTGGCGACTACGCCCTCAGGTGAGGTGATCACCTGTGACGGCTGCGACGCGCCGATCGAGGAGGTCACCGACGACATGAAGGTCCCGACCCCGCCGGGCCTGTACCTGCCGGGCGTCGTGTTCATCACCTGCCGCCCGCTGCCCGGCCGCGTCCCCTGCCTGACCCTGGCCCGCCGCCGGGAGGCCGACCACCTGCGCGAGTGCGGCCGCTGCCAGTACACCCACGGCAGCCTGCGCACCGCCTACCTCATCACCCAACTGCTCGACCCGGGCGCCTGACGCCCGGTCCGCCCCGCCTGTACCACGGGGCCTCGGGATTCACCATCCGGGGCGGACACCATGCGCGCCGCCGCTACGGTGCGCAGCAGCAACACCCGTATCCCAAGGGGGGATTCACATGAAGGCCACCAAGCTGAACCGGTACTTCTTCCCGGTCATCACGCTCGCCGCCACGGTGCTGCTCACCGCGTGCGAGGCGGGCACCGGCAGCGACGGCTCCAGCCCGGCGCCGACGAAGACGGTCACCATGTCCCCGTCGCCGACGTCGGCCGACGACGCCCTCAAGAAGATCCAGGAGCACAACAAGAAGGGCCAGGACGACCTGAAGAAGGCGATCGAGGAGGCCTCGAAGTCGGCCGCCGCCGCCGCTCCCGAGACCGGCACGCTGCCGGACTTCGTCGGCATGGACCTGCAGGACGCCCAGGACTCCGCGCAGGCCGCCGGGTTCTACAACCTGCGCGACAAGGACGCCTCCGGCCAGGGCCGGTTCCAGATCCTCGACCACGACTGGAAGGTCTGCTCCCAGGAGCCCGCCCCCGGCAGCCACGGCCTGGAGATCACCGTGACCATGTACGCGGTCAAGAAGTACGAGTCCTGCTGAACCGCCACCAACCACCACATCCCTAGGGGGGATCGACCGTGAAGGTCACCAAGCTCAACCGCTACCTCCTTCCGCCCGCCGCTGTCGCGGCCGCCGCGCTGCTCCTCAGCGCCTGCAGCGGCATGGAGGCCAAGCCGGACCGGATCGCCGCCGACGTGATGTGCCACGACTTCGTCAAGGACAAGCTCAAGAGCCCCGGCACCGCGAAGTTCGCCGGGGTCACCGAGTACAAGTACAAGACCCTGCACGCCACCAAGCCGTACAAGTTCCGCATCACCTCCTGGGTCGACAGCCAGAACAGCTTCGGCGGCGTCGTGCGCAACCCCTACGTGTGCACCGTGTCCACCAAGGACGGCAAGAACTGGCACCTGGACGACCTGCAGTTCACCCACCCGAACTGACCAAGGAGACCTCTCATGGGACTGAACTCCCGCAAGGCCCAGATCGTCATGGGCGCGCTGCCCATCGTGACCCTGAGCCTGTTCATCTTCTTCCCGTTCGTGTGGCGGGCGCTGAAGACCAGGAGGGCCAGCGACATCCGTCTGGCCGTCCTGTTCAGCGCGGCCGAGCTGGCGGGCCTGGTGGGCCTCTCGCTCTCGCCGACGACTCACAAGGACGGCCCGGACAACCTGATCGCCATGCTGATGTGGGTCGTGATCCTCGCCGCGACCGTCACGGCCGCCTACCTGTACCGTCCGCTCAGCAAGGACGAGCGGATGGACCAGGCCGCCCGTGACGCCCGGCCCGGCTCCTCCTACCTGAACTGACCCGCCCCGGCGGCCGCGCCCGACACAATGGGCGCGGCCGTCCTCTTCCCGCCTAGGAGAACCTCATGCACAACCTGCTCAACATGTCCGTCATGGAGCGCCGGGGTGACTACTCGGAGCAGTTCGCGCTGACGGAGGAGGCCCCACGAGTCCTGGACCCCAAGGGGGGCGGGAAGTCCTTCCAGCCGGACATGATCAAGATCGTGTTCTTCTGCTGGGACGACACCGGGTGGAAGGTCAGCTTCGTCTTCCTGAGCGGCAAGCTGATCCTGACCGACGGCACGGTCGGCAAGAAGCGGCAGCAGCTCGACTACAACGACCCGCTCGACCCGGATCACGTCGAGGAGGACCGGGCGCCGGAGTGGGTGCGCGAGATCGCCTCCGAGCGGCTGGCGCTCCTGCGCGGCGAGAGTGCACCCGCCGCCGAGCGCGCCACCATGAGCGGGCCCGAGGCGTACTCGAAGGCGCTGGAGTGCTTCGCCGAGTCTGACAAGGTGACGCGGACGTACGAGGAGGAGGCGCCCGAGGCCGACCGGCTCATCCGGTTGGGCGCCGGGTACGCCGCCCTCGCCTCGGCCGCCGCGCAGGCCCTGGGTGCCACGGGGAAGCTCACGCCGGAGCAGTGCGAGGAGTGGCAGCACGTGGCCGGGGCGATCGGTGACCGGGAGACGGTCCATGACTGACAAGCCCACCTGCGGAGCCATGGGCTTCCTGCGGGCGCAGGAGGTCTGGTGCACCCGGCGGCCGCACAAGCACCGCGACCACCAGAACGAGGCTGGCGACAGCTGGCCCAGCTACGAAGGGGAGAACGACGAGATGCTGGTCATCACCACCGACGACCTGCGCAGGCTGCTGGACGGGCCCAGCGAGAGGCCGGTGCTCTACGTGGCTCGTGACAGCACCACCGGCGAGCCGGTTCAGCTGGCCGTCTGGGACGACGCCTACGTCTCCGACGCCGACATCATCGTCCGTCAGCACGAGCTGGTCGACGCCCTCGGCGGCCCGAACCACCCCGACGGCGTGACCCAGGACGCCCTGGAGCACCTGCTGGAGGGCTACCAGGCCACCGTCGACGAGATCGAGGAGGCCAGCGAGGTCCCCGACGACGCCTGTGTCGACGCCGACGACAACGTCCACCCCGAGCACGACTACCCGCCGGAGGGTCAGGGCAGCGAGTGCCGCCGGTGCGGCGCCGAGGCCGACGATTCCATGGAGCCGGACGGCGTCTACGACGGAGAAATCCGCTGATCGGATAGCACAAGGCCCGCCCCTTCGCTGGGGCGGGCTTTCGCGCTTTCCGGGATCCGTAGACATGCATCTATGGATACGTTAGGGTGAGATTCACCGCCCAGGAGAAGGAGAGGCACATGCCCGCCGACGCACTGACCATGGACACTCCCCACTGGAGCCGAGACGACGTCACCACGGTCCTCGTCGAAAAGCTCGGCTTCACGCCCGACCCCAACGCCCCCGGCGTCAACTTCCTCCGGGGCAAGAACCTCCGGCTGAGCATCGTGGACGGCTACGGCAAGGTCCAGCTGGCGCACGACAACCCGCTGTGGGCCGCGACCTTCACCTCGTCCGTGCCCGCGAGCATCATCCTCAAGGCGGTCCGCCAGGCCGCCACCGAGGACGACTACGTCTACTGCCGACACTGCGCCCTGCGGATCGCGAAGGTCCCGCAAGACAGGGTGAAGAGTGGGTCGAGCGAGGTCCACTGGTGGCACCCCGACACCGGCAAGGGTGCCTGCTCCGTCGGCGGCACCGTGGCCGAGCCCGCACCCGCAGAGGACTGAGTGACCAACTGGAGGCGAAGCGCTGATGTTCATGGTGCCCATTCCCGAGGACTGGGATCCCGCCGAGCACGGCTGGCGCCCCGCCGACAGGAGGGTTGATCTGTCGGGCACCACGGAGTGGTTGCACCGATGGGCGCCGCCGGTACGGTTCCCCGCCTCGCTGACCATCTTCCGCAACCCGTTCACGGGCCAGCGGGTCGCCTGGTACGGACCGCTGGCCACCGAAGACGCGGAACAGATACGCCAGGGCGCGCTGCTTGCCGAGATCGGCATCACCTCGGCCGATTGGGGTCCGGAGGACCGCCAGCCGGAGATGGGCCGACAAAGATAGTAACGAGTAAGCAAAAAACCGCATTTCCGTTGATCCGCTGAAGCGGACTTCGGCAAGATAAGTGACGGCCGCCACCACTGACCGCCATCAGCGGCGGCCGTCCCCGTTTACCTCTTGACCCGCCACAGGAGGCCCCCAATGTCACAGATGACCGCCACCGTCGGACCGTTGGTCCGCCTCGGCGGAACGATCCGCCTGACCGCCCGGCGCAGCGACGGCTGCACCATCGAGATGGAGCTGACCCGGGGCAGGGAGCGCGGGCATGTCACCCACGCCGTGACCAGCGAGGACGGCCGCCTGGTGTCCGTGGCGGCTCGGTCGTGGCCGCTGACCGGCGCCGAGCCGAAGCTGGCCGCCGACGTCCGTGACGCCATCCAGATCGCCGAGAAAGGCCTCGCCGAGGCCTGCGCGCGCTAGCCTCGAACTGCCCGCCAGGCACCCCTTCCGTTCCGACTCACCGCCAGGAGTCCCCCATGGCCGCCAAGTCATCGACCCGCAGGCTGACCGCCGCCGAGCGTCAGGCCCTGCTCCACGCCGACCCGGCCACCGGTCGGATCAACGCATCCGGCTTCAACTTCCGCGAGGAGTTGCGCCGCAAGGGCTACGCCGAGTCCTCGCATGGAACCCTGTATCTGACCGAGTACGGCTGGCGGCTGCACGCCCGGCTGAAGGAGGAGCACCGGGAGTTCGCCGTCGAGGGTGTGCCCTGGGTGAAGATCCAGGAGATCACCGACCTGTACCTGTTGACCGGGCTCGGCATCGGCGAGATCTCACGGCGCACCCGTGTGACCGGAGAAGGGGTCAGGGCCGCGCTCGCCTTTCGCAAGGTCCTTCCCGCCGCCTGAAAGGTGCCCTCGCCACCCCTCGCATCCATAGATGCGTTAGGGTGAGAGTTGTTGTCTGAAGCCGCCCTGGGAGCCCGCCATGAGGATGTCCGACCTGAAGCCGCTGGAGCTGTACGCCACCAAGGCCCCCTCCCGCGCTGTGAGCCGCCGCTCCACCGGTCCGGTGCTGCTGCTGTCCACCCGCCTGTGGGATCTCGTTCCCGGGCCTCAGGGAAGTTCCATCGCTCCTGCGCCCGAGGACGCCCCGAGGTCGGAGGTCCTGAGCAGTATGGGAGCCCGTCGTGGGCTGCTCGTCGTTCAGGCGGCCCCTCTCGGTCTCTACACCGGCGCCCTCGACGAGCAGGAGATCGCCTCCCAGTTGTCCGCCATCCCCAAGAAGGGTGCCCGGAAGCTGTCCCGTCTCGTGCGCCGGGACGCTCTCGACCGCGCCCTGGAAGAGTTCCGCCAGAGCCTGCCCGAGACGCTCATGATCAACGTGGTGCTCCTGCAGTCCGTCGTGGAGCCCTTGAGCAAGCCCGAGAAGTACCCGTGCCCCGCCTGCCCGAACGACGTCAGCCTCGACGCCGTCGGCCGTATCCGGGCCCACGAGGCAGCAGACGGCACGCGATGCCCCGCCACCCGCACGTACATGCCCAGCAAGGAGCGCAAGACCAACCTCCTCGCGCCCTGACACCACCAGGAGAGCCATGCTCAGAACCGCCCTTGACCGGATCACCGCCTCGTCGGTCACCATCGCCCTCAAGCGGGCCGGGCTGACCAAGGCCGAGAAGAACCCGGTCGCCCACAACGGCCAGCGCGCCACCATGACGTTCGGCTTCCGCACCATGCAGTACGCACCCACTGAGGTCCACGTGGTGCATTACGAGAACGACGTCGTCAAGCAGGCCCACGAACTGGGCCGCTGCGAGCAGGCCCTGATCCTCGCGGGCTACGCCGTCGAGATGGCCGCCCCGCGCGACCGGCGCATGTACCTGAAGGTGACCCGATCCTCATGACCGAGAAGCCCTACGCCCTGGTCCTGGCCTCGGAGCACAAGCAGGGCCTGCACGAGGACACCCCGCACAAGATGTGCAGGCAGTGCCACCCCGCAGAAGCCGAGCTTCTGGACGGACTGGAGGAGCGCCTGCCGAACGTTCACATCGAGGTGGACGCCCACGCCGTCAACGTCCGCTGGACCGACAAGGAACCCGACGGGGAGCACGTCTTCGCCACCCTGGAAGAGGCCAAGGCCCGTGCGATACGCACGGCCATCACTGAACGGAACGCCTGGATGCAGTGCGTCCGCGACGCCCAGGCGCTGACCATGGACGACATCGCACCGTCCTGGGACTGACCGGCCGGGCAGCCCGCCAGCTGTCCGGTCCCGTCACTTCTTTACAACTCCATCAGCAGTTCCTCGACCCGCCACGAAGGAACACCATGACCGCCATCATGAACGGGCGGCGCGCTCTCGCAGGCGCCGACGCCTACCTGCGTCTGAACCACCGCACCCGTCACGCCGAGGTCGTCCACGGCTCCCAGGTCAACTTCGTCCTCACCCAGATCCACCCGGACCGCGACGTGAAGCCGCAGAGGGGTGGAGGGTTCGTCGTCACCGCCGACGACTGGACCGTCATCCAGTACATCCCGCTCCACTACAGCCAGGACCTGCGCAAGCTGGCCGACCAGTACGAGCACCGGGCGGCGCCCGACGGCGGCAAGCCGCTCACGCAGAACGAGCCCATGAGCAGCAAGGGTCTGCAGATGCTCATCCGGCGCGCGCCGGGCCGGTTCTACCTGACCCGGGTCGGCGAGATTGTCCACCTGGACGGCGGCCGGATTCGCAACCAGTTCAGGCCGTTGACGGCCGCCGACATGGCCCCGGCCGCCTGAGAGGATGACCGGCATGACGAAGGGTGTGCCTCCCCATGAGGAGACGACAGGGAAGCTGACGGCGACGTACTTCGTGTACGTGTCTGTCGACGAAGAAGAGCAGATCCCGGAGGCCGCAAGGGGGCTGGAGGCACCACTGCGGCGCGCCGTCGAAGAGTCGTACCCCGGCCAGGGCGGGTGTGCGACGGTGCAGAAGGTGACCAGCATGACGCCTCCCCCGAAGTCTGGGTACACGGGGTGGACGGTCATGGTGACGGTGCTCATCGACCTGACAGTGTGGCGTCGGGACCTGAGTCTGGTGGACGGCAGGTACGCGGCCATGACGGTGCGCGATCTCCTCGCCGACGCCGACCTGACGGCCAGCGTCGCCCGGCTCGACAAGGTGGAGACCAAGATGCTCGCGCACGCTCCGGCGTAGTGTGAGATCGCGGAGCCCCGTCACCTTCCTGGAGTGGCGGGGCTTCCGTCATGTCCCGCTCTGGCCTGCGAAAGTCACTGAGTGTCAGTTTTCTGCATATGCCTGGCCAAGGTGTTATGTGCGTGTAGAGTGAAGGCCACGCGGACCCGCCAGTCTGCAAGATCAAGTTTCTTCAATCTCCATCCCGCCAGGAGATCCTTCATGCCTGCATCCACGTGCGCCATGCCCTCGAAGCCGCGCATCTCCGCCGAGAACCTCAAGAAGCACGAGGTCGGCGACTACACGTTCACCCCGGAACTCGCGCGCGAGTGGCTCGGGCTGAGCCAGGCGGAACTGGACGAACTGGTGGAACGGTCGCAGCTGAACGCCTCGCGTGGACTGTTCGGCCCGCTGGTCCTGGTCAACGGGGGACAGAGCTTCACGATGGCCTCCGTGTTCTTCTGCCGCCGCCTGCTGGCAGCAACCCCTCACTGAACCTTCAGAAAGTAGGGCAACCCGCCATGCCCCACCCTCACCTGTTCGCGGTCCGCGACAACCTGGGTCTCGCCGACAAGCAGGTCCACCGCATGGTCGCCATGGCCGCGATCGACGACATCACCACCCGGTCCCGGCCCCAGTGGCAGTGGACCCATCGCGACATGGCCCAGATGATGGGCGTGCCGCAGCCGTTCGTGTCCCTGGTCGGCAGTTACCTCGACTACCGGCGCAACCAGCGGAAAATCGGCACCGAGGTCGGCATTCGCCCCTTCAGGTCCACCTGCGCCCAGACGTTCCTCTACGAGGAGAAGGACCACCCGCTGGACATCCTGAACCTGGGCACCAGCGGGGACCAGACGGAGCAGATGGCTCAGCTGCTGATGGAGGCCACCTGCCGCAAGATCCGCGTCGAGCCGGACACCATGCACAAAATCGAGCGGATGCTGGGCCGCTTCTGCGGGATGTCCTGGGAAGTCATCATCAACGCGGTCCAGCGCCAGCAGGCCGCCCGCAACAACGTCACCACCCTCACCACCACCGCCATGGGGGTCAAGGCAGCATGAACGACATCACCGCCGAGCGCACCGGCACCACCGTCACCCTCGTCTACTGGCCCGGGTGGAGCGAGGAGCTCGCCAAGCGCTCCTTCCACGGGCTGACCGACGACGACGTCGTCTTCATCGTCAGCGGCCTCGCCGGACGCCGGTACGAGACTCCCGCGCTCCACGCCGCCGACATGCGGCAGCTCAAGGCCTCGCGGGAGGCGCAGATGCGCTGGTACGCCGACCGGATGCTGGAGGCCCTGTACGACGGGATGGGGCGCTGGTTCAAGTGGGTGCCGCTTCGCGTGCGCCGGAACACCGTCCAGCTGCTCATGGACTACCTGCGGGACATCACCGCCGTCTGGACCAACGAGTTGGTCGCCGTGCACGCCGAGGTCGCCCGCACGCATGAGCAGGCCCGCGTGCTGCGCCCGGCTCCGGCTCCCGAGCCCCTTGTTTCCTGCCGCTGCTGCTCGGCCACCTTCGAGCGCGCCGACTTCCTGCCCGAGGGCTGGACGGCGGACGACGACGCTTTCCCGCGCTGCCCCAAGCACCGGGTCGTCACGCTGGTGAAGGACCGGGTGGGATGAGGTTCTTCGTCGGAGTGATTGTCGGCGCCATCGGCGCCGCCGTTGCCCACCACACTGACCAGACCGCGACGGTCGTCTACCTCGTCGGCTTCGGGTTGTGCATCGCCGTGTGGTGCCGTCTGTTCGACCTCGGGTGGGACCTGCTCTGCGCGGCGCTGGGGTGGGACGACTGATGCGCGCTGTCATCGGCGCGGCCGCCGGTATCGCCACTGGCGCCACCGTCTGGTTCGTCAAGGACTCCGGTGCGGGCATCTGCGCCGGGGCCCTTGTCGGTATCACCATATGGTTCTGGGCCTGGGGGCCGGTTCTGGGCGGCCGTCGTGGCTAAGGCGATCGACAAGGTGTGCTCGCGCTGCGGTGTCGTCCACTTCAGCGTGGAGACCGAGGCCGATGGCGACCTGGTGCACTTCCAGCTCGTGGTGACGAAGTGGCCCTGCACGGCCCCTGCTGTTCCCGAGCGCCCCCGGCTGGCCGACATGGTGGCCACGGCGCTCGTGAGTGAAACGGCGGCGTAGTAGCTGTCGCGTCGCCGGTCGGCGGCCCCATGGGGTGGAGAAAGGGGACCACCACATGCTCGCCGACTGGCAGATCAAGAACGCCCTCTACACCGAGGGCCACCTGGACATCTCTCCGTTCGACCCGGAGCGGGTACAGCCCGCCTCCGTGGACCTGCTGCTCGACCAGTACGTGCGCACGCTGAACGACCCGGAGACGGGAGAGATCGACGTCGCGGACGTGAAGGAAGGGCACACCACGCTCGCCGAGATCAGTGAAGGAGGCTGGCTGATGCAGCCCGGCGACTTCCTTCTCGGCAGCACGGTCGAGCGGGTGACTCTCCCGAACGGGCTCGCGGCGAGAGTCGAAGGCAAGAGTTCCCTGGGCCGGTTGGGCCTGACCGTGCACGTGACGGCGGGCTTCATCGACCCGGGGTTCAGCGGGCAGATCACGCTGGAGATCGCCAACCTGTCCGGCAAGCCGATCCGGCTCCGGCGGCTGATGCCGATCGCCCAGCTGTGTCTCATCCCGATGCAGGCCGTCCCCACGAGGCCGTACGGGATCGCGGGCAACCACTACCAGAACCAGTTCGGCCCCACCGAATCTCGCTACGAAATGCGCTGATCTTTGCGTTTCGTCGCCGGATTTCTCCGGTCTGGCAGTGGTTGTCAGTGGCCGCCACCACAATGCAAACACCCGCCAACTGAAGGAGAACACCATGGCCAAGCGGAAGTCGCTTCAGCCCTGGCCGGAGACGGTATGGCACAGCTCTGGCCGAGTCCGCGAGAGCACCTCGTTGCAGGTGATCCGCCAGCATCTGCAGAACTCGGTCGGCTTCGACACGATCGAGCGGTGGCGCGAGTTCACCCCGGAAGACGAGTCGCCGTGGTGGTGGGGATTCGATTCCGCCTGGAGGACTCCCGACGGTGACCGCGTCAAGGCCCGCCTGCTGCTGGCGCCGGACACCACCTTCGTCAAGCGCATGAAGCTCTCCAGGCAGGACCTGGAGGCCAAGAACATAGACGTCGAGCTCGCATGGGTTCTGACCGCCGAGGCCGACACCCCCTGGGACAACAACTGGAGGTCCCCGCTGGGGATGTTCGGCGACCGCCGGACGTACGACTGGGCCAGCGGGCGCATGCCGCTCATGACCTACACCGGCTTCACCGAGATGGACACCGACCACATGCGGGAGGGGTTCGAGGAGCTCGCGGAATGCCCCTGGTACATCACGGTCATCACCCACGACACGCGGCCCTTGCACGAGGCCTCGGAGGGTGATGGGTGCGTCGCATCGTTCGTGCCGCCGTCCCTGCAGGGCCGGGTTCTGGAGTTCCGCGTCTTCGGAGACCAGGACGCCATCATCAACGCCGACGGAGTCCTGCCGGACAGCAAGCTGAGACTGAAGATGGGCGGGGCACTGATCCTGCCGACCGTTCCTCGGCAGGACGGATGGTCCTTCGCCGACTACGCCATCCGGCGGCCGCTCGGCGGAGACCTGGAGCAGCTGCTGAAGGAGGCGGCCGAGACCGTCGCCCGCTACGGCGCGCTGCAGCCGCACTACTGCGAAAACGCTCGCTGGGCTGTGGAGGACCTGCGCCGGTCGTGGGTGCTCCCGGAGATCGAGGAGGCGCCCCGGCGGGTCCTGTTGGAGAAGCAGCGCTCCGAGGAGCAGGTCGTAGAGCTGCAGGGTGCGCTGCAGAAGCTGCGGGGTGAGGCCGAGCAGGAGCGGCGGGAGCACAGGGCGACCCGGCAGGAGAAGGACGAGGCCGTGAGGCGGCTGACGGAGCTCACGAAGAGCCCGCTGGTGCAGGGGGCTCACGAGGCCCGTCGCGAGGCTGAGATGGCGTGGTCGGCGCAGGAGGCGACCGACGAGCTGGCCGAGCGGCTCGCGTCCGAGATCGGCTGGCTGCGGCGGCAGCTGGCCGAGAGGCCCGGCCGCTCGTACGACGAGAAGGCGCCGGAACTTCCCAAGGGCCCCGAGTCCTGGGAGGAGCTGCTGGTGCTCGCTCCGGAGCTGCTGCCGAAGATCCGCGTCCTCGACGACGTCCTCGACTCGGTGTCCAAGATCGACCGCCACCCCAAGACGAAGCTGTGGCTGCGCCGGACGTGGACCGCGCTGGAGGCCTACCAGGCCTACGCCGAGGCCAAGGAGTCCCAGGGGCCGGTGGTGCTGCCGACCATGCAGGCGTACCTGCAGTGGGAGCTGGCCGACACCATCTTCCCCCAGTCCTGGCACGCCGGTAAGGAGGCAAGCATGACGCGGAGGGATCCGAAGTACGCGGCCCTGCGGACCTTCACTGTGCCGGAGCACGGGCCGGTGCTCATGGGCGAGCACGTCCGGATCGGCGACAACCGGCCCCCGGCGCCGCGCATGTACCTCTTCGACGACACCTCCGGGCCGACCGGCCTGATCTGGGTCGGCTACATCGGCCCGCACCTGCCCAACGGTGTGAAGGTGTCCTGACCCTCCTCTCTTCCTGTCTCACCCCTCCCTCGGCCCCTCAAGGGGCGGAAGGAGGGGTGTTTCGCATGTACGACGCCGTTGAGCCGAGCCCGTACGACTCGCTGAACATCAACGACCCGTGGGCCGACGAGGACCGCGAGCGCACGAGCGAGCCGATGCGCCCTCATGAGCGCGGCCCGCGCCGCAACCCCTCCCGTGAAGACCGTTCCGTACGTCGCCGGATGCGCCGCGCGGGCGCGCAGGAGGAGAACAGCATGCCCAGCCCTGACCGCTCCGAGCTGCTGAAGCGGATCGAGAGTGCCAAGACCTTCGACGAACAGGTCCAGCTCGTCGCCCAGCTTCACGAGCTCGACCGGCGGGCCCAGCGCACCGCCGCGCTGGAGCGCGAGGCCGACCTGGCCAACACCTCCATCCGCGAGGCGTTCACGCCGGTCATCTCCGCCACCGCGCGCGGCACCACGGCCTCCGACTGGCTGGACACCGAGGTCGCCGACGCACCGTTCGACCACGGCCAGCTGATCGCGCAGGCCGCGCTGTGGTTCAAGGACGTGCCGGACTTCGTCCGCGCCGACCGGGACGAGTTCACCGAGCAGGCCGTCGGCAAGGCCCGTCAGGTCACCTCCAGCCTCGGCGCGCAGGCAGGGACGGCCGAGGACATCTTCGTCGGCTACGCCCACTTTCTGCGTGGCCAGTCGGTCGTCGTCGAGGCCGCCTCGGGCCTGGACCAGATCCAGCAGACGACCGCGCCGGACGGCGTCACCAGCAAGCCCACGCCGCTCCCGCCCGACGCGTTCGACAACTTCGCGCCGCCGGTCGCCGACATCAACACCGCCGTCTCCGGCACGGAGACCTCCAGCGCGGCTCCGGCGATCCAGATGGCCGTCGGCGGCGGCGGGAACTCCAGCCCCGAGGTGCCCGGCGGCCACGACAGCAGCGGCCAGCTGACCGGTCCCGGCGCCGAGCCGTCCCTGTCCGGCGGTGGCGGCAACTCCTCGCCGGAGCGCGCGGGCGGCCACTCCATCTCCGGGGACGTCCCGGCGCAGGGCGGCCCTACCAACGCCGCGCCGCAGGCCGAACCGGCGCAGGAGGAGACCGAGCAGACCCAGGAGGCCGGGGACGTCTCCCAGCGGCCCAAGACGGCCGCGTCCGGCCTGCAGCAGGTCCAGCAGTCGGTCGACGTCCACGACCAGAACCACACCACGCCGCTGCCGACCACCGTGGCCTTCCCCTGGACCATGGACGAGGGCGAGTCGGCCGACGGCATGACCGGCGAGGCCCACTACGACCAGGGCGGCCAGGTCTCCTCCGGCCACCAGGCGCACGCCAGCCTGCAGCGGCAGGCCGACTCCTGGACCCAGCCGAACCAGATCATCGAGCCGAACATCGCCAACTCGCCCCGCTCCACGCCGCCTCGGAACGTGGGGCAGGCCGGTGACGGCGCGGCCGACGCCCGCGCGGCCGAGACGCAGCCTTCGTTCGGTGACGCGCACGCCGCGCCCCAGTACACACAGGGCTACACCAGCGCTGCCCCGGCCGCGCCCGCGCAGGACGTGCCGGTGTCGATGGGCGGCGACAACGGACAGTCCCTGAAGCACCCGGCGTTCGCCTCGCGGCGCGTCGCCAGCAAGCAGGACATGCAGCACCCGGACTTCCAGAAGGGCTACAAGTACGCGGCCCGCTGGCAGGAGGGCACCCCCGTCGTGCGTCCCGGCTCTCCGGAGCTGGAAGCCGGTATCTACGCCGCCTTCACCGACCGGCCGCAGCACCGGGCGGCGTGGCTGTCCGCGCACGCGGCGCTGGCCAGTGTCGAACCGGGCCTGGGCCGCCGGATCGCCAAGCACAGGGAGCTGACCCACAAGGTGGCGGCCGCGCAGGCGCTGCCGACTGACGGCACCTACCTGCAGGTCCAGGCCGCCACCGGGATCGACCTGGACACCACCAACCCGTCCACGTCGCCGTCGCCGACCGGCGACACCCCGATCAACGGCCCCGGCAAGCCCGGCCCGCTCGCCGGACAGATGGACGCGGCCGCCCCGGCCGGTGCCGCCCCCTACAACGGCGCCGAACCGTTCGGGCAGCCGGTCGTGCCGTCCGCTCCGGCCGTTCCGCAGGGCCAGCCGGTGACCATCCCCGACAGCGGCATGGCGTCCGCCTACAACAGCGGCTCCGGCCTGTCCCCGACGGCGGCTGCGTTCCGCCGCCAGGTTCAGGCGGGCCTCCTCGCCGAGAGGACCGGCCGATGAGCGCTGAACTGACCGAACTTGCCGAGCTGTGGAGCCGGTTCGCCGAACAGGCCGCTGGCGCGGAGCCCGACCGGGCCAGGGGGATCTTCCTCATCAAGGCCGACGGGAGCGGCGAAATGCTGGCCGTCGACCACGAGGGCGGACTGCGGACCGCCGACTTCTCGGCCGAGAACCTGGCTTATCAGTCGGCAACCCCGCTCAAGCAGTGCATCTCGATGCTGCGGCTCATGTGCAAGGACGCCGACCGGCCCCCCGGCCAGCGCACATACCCGCTGCCCCAGTCCATCGACCGCGTCCGGGCCCTCCTGGGCGAGGCGGGCCTGGACGCCCCCGAAGTCCACATCTGGGAGGTCTACACGACCTCCGCCGCCGAGAAGGGCGCCTGAGCCATGGACATCGCATCCCTGATGTGGGACGAGACCGGCCGCGACATCGACCACGAGCAGCGTGAGCTGGCCCGTACGGCCGCCCTGAACGACGCGGAGCGCCTGGTCGGCCAGTTCCTCTACCAGGCGGCCAGCGACGCCGACCTGACCAACCGTCTCGCGCTGGCCGACGAGCGGCTGCAGGCCGTCGCATCCGTGCGCGGCTACCCGATGCAGGACCTGACCGGCGATCTGAAGGAGCGCTGGCGGCTGCTGTCCCAGGCCCGGACGGCGACCGCGCAGAAGACGGCCGCCGTCCGGCAGGTGACGGCCGCCCAGGAACGCGCCATGGACGCGGTGGCGGCCCGCCTGGCGGCCGTGGCGGCGCGGCAGAACCCGTCCGTGCCGATGTCCGAGTGCCTGAAGCTGGCCGTCGAGGCCGTCCGCAAGCACGCCGACGCCTACCCGCTGGCGTACGAGTCGTGGGGAGGCACGGCCGACGGTCCCATCACCAACCGGGTCAAGAACTTCACGCCGGGCAACCTGCCGAAGTCCTATGACCCCAGCGGCGCGCCGGACGCGGACCCGGGCATGTTCGACTCGGTCCACAAGCGCCTGGACGACATGGAGACGAAGCTGGCCGGGCCCTCCAGCCCCTCTGGCCCGGCCTCCGGGCCGCCGTCGGGACCCGCCGGACCCGGCAGTCCGACCACCGCGTCTCTGGAGCCCACCGTCGCCGGGTTTTTCGAGCGGCTGAAGGACTGGTGGCACGGACCGAGCCAGGAGCCGACCACAGCCCCGGCCCCGGCGGCCGAGGAGCGGGCCCCTTACATGATCCCGAGCAACAACGCGGCCTCCGACCACGTCGATGACGCCGTCGCGCGCCACCACGACGAGCAGGGGCGCCGGGAGTTCGACGAGATCATGCGGCGTCTGGACAGCGACCAGGCCGAGATGAACCACAAGTGGGACACCGCCCGCGAGGACCGCTTCGAGAGCCCTGCGGAGACCAACCAGCGCACGCGGTACCTGCAGGACGCTCACGACCGGCGGACGACCGACATGGAGCGGCGTCTGGACGAGATGGGGCGCACTCCTTCCCGGCTTCCGTTCTCGCACGCCGAGCCCGAACAGAGCGGGTCGTCGGCGCCGCTGGACCACCCGGCCCCGGCCAGCTTCTCCCACGCCGACACCGGCGCCAGCGGCGGCCAGCAGGTGCTGCCGACCGACCCGGCCGAGCACGCCTTCTCCCACCGAGCCAGCCTCCAGCACAGCCTGTTCGAGTAGGAGCCGACCGTGGACCTGGACCCGAACATCGCCTGGGGCACGATCCTCGGTGCCGCGTTCGCCTACGAGATGTACGGCGTCTTCAACGGCCGCGAGGGCGACACGCTCTCCGAGCGGATCCGGACCTGGTTCCACACCAGTAGCAGGCCCGGCAAGGCGGTCTTTGTCGTCGCCTGGCTGGGCCTGACGGCCTGGTTCATCCCGCACATCATCTTCGGAGGCAAGTAGGTGTTCATCTACCAGGCCACCGTGGACAAGGTGGTCGACGGGGACACCCTGGACCTGCAGGTCGACCTGGGGTTCGGGGTGTTCACCCGGCAACGGGTACGCCTCCTGGGGATCAACGCGCCCGAGCACAACACCGACGACGGCAAGAAGGCCATCGCCTTCGTCCAGGCGTGGGTGAAGGAGCACGGACCCACCTTCACTGTGCGCACCCTGAAGGACAAGAAGGAGAAGTACGGCCGGTACTTGGCCACGCTCCTCTCCGACACCGAGGAGCTGGGTCAGGCCCTGGTCGATGCCGGGCTCGCCGTGCCCTGGGACGGCGAGGGCGCCCGGCCGGTTCCTGCCACGGCGGCCAGTTGATACGGTGATACGGCAGCTACAAGCCGATGTGTAGCGCCCAACACAACGCCCCCTCCGGATACCAGCCGAGAGGGGGCATTGTGCTGTCCGGGGACGCTCCCGTCACCGTAGGGGGTGGAGGTGAGCGGTATGACGCTGCGCGCGGTGGTGGCGCATCAGTCCGGCGATGGGGTGACCATCTGCCACTGCCCGTTCTGCGGCTCGGGGCAGGTCATCGGCCGCTCGGACGGCAACACGGAGTGCTCGTTCTGCAATCAGTCGTTCCTGGTCAGGGTGCAGCCGATGTTCTCGGCGTTCCCACAGTCGATCGACGGGATGCCGGTGCAGATCCCCGGGATGCCGCCTCCGACCATGCCCGGGATGCCGCCGGGCGGCGACCCCAACGACCCGAACGCGATGCCGCCCGGCGCCGAGGGGCCGGAGGGTGGTCCCGAGGGCGGCGATGACGGCGGCGCGCCTCCGTTCGGCGGTGGCAGCGACTCAAGCGACTCGGGCTCCGACTCGGGCGGGTCGGACGACTCCGGCTCCGACGACTCCGGCGGCGGGCCGCCGTTCGGGAAGAAGGAGTCCTCCTTCCGTGCGGGAGGCCGCACGCTCGGGCGGGCCGCTTACGTCGACTACCTCGCCGGACTCCTGGGAGGCCAGCAGTGAGCATCGCCCTGCAGGCGCTCGTACAGCTGGAGATCGACGGCGCCGTCTACCAGCCCGGCGAGTGGATCACCCTGCCTGACGGCCAGGAGGCCCGCGCGGCCGAGCTGCAGTCGTACGGCTACGCCGACGAGCTGGTCACCGGCTCCGAAGAGGCGCCGGTGGCTGTGCAGGAGGCGGCCGCGCCGGTGAGGACGCGGCGGAAGCGGACTGCCTCCACCTCCTGACCAGCACGCCCTGTCTGTGGCGGCTCGTCCACCCCCAAGGGGTGAGCCACCACAGGAGGATTCATGGCACAGCGGGGCGCCAGCGGGCCGAACTACGAGGGCGAGCAGTCGCGGATCGACCGCCTGTTCCGTCGCTTCTCGTCGCGGCCGGGCGAGTCGGGTGAAGAGGCCGAGATGCGCGCCAACCGGCGCGTGGCCCGGCGCAAGACCGCTGCGGCCGGATTCACCGGCGGCGGCCATGCCGGTCCAGCGGTGGACTTCGCCACGGTCCGGCCCCGCGACCCGCTGTTCTACTGGCGGCAGAACAACCTGCCGTTCCAGTTCGACGACCCCGCGCAGATGCAGAAGATGCGGGCGTACTGCCGACTTCTTTACATCTCGCACCCGCTGGTCGGCTCCTGCGTCGACATCTACTCGAAGTACCCGCTGCTCGGGCTGAAGATGACCTGCAAGGACGAGCGGCTCACCGAGTTCTACACCGACCACTTCCTCTCCGAGGACGGCCTGGACTACCAGAAGTTCCTGCCCAAGCTGGGCCGGGAGTACTGGACGGTCGGCGAGGCGTGGCCGCTGGGCACCTTCAACGAGGACCTCGGCGTGTGGGACACCGAGGAGCTGCTCAACCCCGACGACGTCGAGGTGCAGCCCTCCCCGTTCCTGCGCGAGCCGAGGTTCCTGATCCGGCTGCCGCAGAACATGAAGGAACTCATCCGCACCCGGCAGCCCGCCTGGGAGTACGAGAAGCTGATCACGGCGTACCCGGAGCTGACGTACTACGCCGATGACAACGCCCTCATGCCGGTGTCGAACATCCTGCTGCGGCAGATGAAGTTCGAGGCCGACAACTTCAACCCCCGGGGCATCCCCCTGCTGTACCGCGCGATGCGGTCGCTGATGCAGGAGGAGATGCTCAACGCGGCCGTCGACTCCATCGCCGACCGGCTCTACACGCCGCTCATCCACGCCAAGCTCGGCGCCTCTGCCTCGGACCTGGGCACGAACGTGCCGTGGATTCCGACCCTGGACGACCTCGCCGACTTCGAGGAGGCCGTGGACGCTGCCCTGGCGGGCGACTTCCGCATCATCATGACCCACTTCGCGGTCCAGATGGAGTCGGTGCTGGGCAAGGAGGACATCCCCGACCTCACGGGCGACTTCGACCGGATCGAGGGCCGGGTCCTGCAGACCTTCGGTCTGTCCAAGACGATGCTGGCCGGTGCGTCCTCCGGTGAGACGTACGCGGCCGACGCCCTCAACCGCGACCTGGTCACGCAGATGCTGACCAGTTACCAGAACCTGATCTCCTCCCACTACCGCCAGCGCGCCCTCGTCGTTGCCGAGGCCCAGGAGCACTTCGACTACGAAGAGCGCAACGGCAAGCGGTACGTGAAGATGGAGGAGATCTACGAGGTCGACGAGGAGACCGGCGAGGGCCGGATCGTCGAGCAGCCCAAGCTCCTCATCCCCGACCTGCAGTTCAAGACGATGAGCCTCCAGGACGAGGCCGCGCAGAACGAGTTCTTCGAGGCCCTGCGCGAGGCCGGTGTCCCGATCTCGGTCAAGACCCGCCTGCACAACGTCAACATCGACTTCGACGAGGAGATCGAGAAGTCGCGCGACGAGGCCGTCGAGATGGCGGTCGCCGAACAGGAGACCCGCAAGGCCATCTACATCGCGCTCAAGGACAAGGGCCTGCCGATCCCGCAGGACCTGCGCTCTGACTTCGAGCCGCGCGCCCTGCCCGAGGATCAGGACCCGAACCAGATGCCGACGGCTCCGTCGCGCATCCCGATCCTCGGCATGGACCCGGTCACCTCGCAGCCCACGCTCGCGCCGACCATGCAGGACCTGACCTCGATCCCGCCGGACGGCGGCGTGGCCATGCCTGGCGGCGTGCCGGAGCCGGTCGACGCCGACCAGGGCGAGGGCGAGCAGCGGCCGGACGAGTCCGACGAGGCGCGAGGCGACATGCCCAAGGAGTCCTCGCTGATCCCGTACCCCCGGCCGCGCCTGGACGACGCCACAGGCCTGTTCCAGAACCACGAGCGGATGAAGGCGCTGGCCGACGAGCACCGGCCCAAGGTCCTGGTGCCCGTCGCCCAGGAGGGCGCGGAAAAGCCCGAGGCGATCCAGCGCAAGCAGGCCGTCGGCCTCTACCAGGGCCCGCGCCACCTCGGCATGCGCCGCCACATCCAGGAGGACGAGATCAACAAGGAGTTGCAGGCATGACGTTCACCCTGGTCCCGATCACGCGGACCTACCTCGACGGCTCGGGGAACCCGCGTACCGGAACGGTTCGGCTGCAACTCGTCGGCGTGCTCACCAACAACGGGGAGATCGCCGACCGGCGGCCGTACAGCGCCACGCTGGACGCGCAGGGGAAGATATCCCTGAGCGTCCCGGCCACCAACGACCCGGACACGCTCCCGGTTGGGGGCGGCACCTACGAGGTGACCGAGACCCTGTCCGGGCTGGCCACGGCCACATACTTCATCGCCGTGCCGTACGACGGAGGCCCGATCGACCTGGCGACGGCGCCCCGGCTCGCGCAGGCCCTCGCGCCGGGCATCTTCTTCCAGCCCATCAACCAGCGCGGTCTGCCCAACGGGTACGCGATCCTGGACGGCTCCGGCCGCGTCCCCTACAGCCAGCTGCCCACCGACATCGGCTCCGGCGGCGGGGGCGGCGGGGGCGCCACCCCGATCAGCGGCGACGACACCGACATCCAGTCCCTGGGCGTGCGGGCCGCTGGAGCCAGCGGCAAGGCCGCCGACGCCCGGCACGTCCACCAGATGCCGCTCCTGCACCAGGTGGGCAAGCCGACCTCGGACGTCGATCTGAACGGCAGGCGGATCACGAACGCCGCCGACGGCATCAACCCGCAGGACTACGCCACCGTAGCCCAGCTCGGCCAGTCTGTCCTCGGCTGGTTCAACGTCAAGGACAAGCAGTACGGCGCCAAGGGCGACGGCACCACGGACGACACGGCGGCCATCCAGGCCGCGATCGACGCGTGCCCGGCCGGTGGCGTCGTCTACCTGCCGCAGGGCATCTACCGCACCTCCTCGACGCTGTACCCGAAGCCGGGCATCGTCATCCAGGGAGCGCACGCGTCCCTGATGTCCGGGGTCAACCTCACCGACCCGCCCTGCTACATCCAGCCGCTGACCTCGTTCACCGGCAACGCGCTGATCACCTTCAAGGACCAGGCCTCCGGGGGCTACGCGAACCTGCCCGCCGAGCACCGGCTGAACGACATCATGCTCGACGGCTCGACACTGGACGGCACCAAGCCGGTCGACGGCATCTACGCGGCCGGGAACATCCAGAACGTCGTCATGCGCAACGTGACGATCCGGAAGATGTCGAACAACGGCATCGTCACCGCCGGGATCGACAACGTCTTCCCCTACAGCTGGCGCCTGCACTCGGTGATGATCGACAACTGCCGTGGCAACGGCATGCTCATCACCCGCATGACCGACCTCACCATGATCGACTGTCAGGCGATCGGCTGCTGGGCCACCGGCTTCAAGTTCACGAACATCGCCAACTCCACCCTGTCGGTCTGCCGGGCCGAGTGGAACGGCAACCACGGCTTCTGGCTCACCGGCTCCTGGGGTAACGCCGCCGGATCCGGCGGCGCCATCCTGTCCGCCTGCAGCACCGACCGCAACGGCTGGGACGGCGTACACGTGGACGCCACCGGCAACGGCCCGCTCACCATCAGCGCGCTCACCACGCGGCGCGACGGACGCAACGGCGGCTCCGGCGGCGGCGGGTATGCGGGCCTGGCCATCAAGAACGCCACGCTGCCCGTCGTCGTCGATGGCGTCACCTGCTACACCAGCACCGACGACGACGGTACCGGCGCCCCCTCCCCCGACTACGGCGCCAGCATCACCGGCAACACCAGCGTGCAGCTGTCCGTCGGCTACCTGCACGGCTTTCTCGGCGGTCTGCACGACGACAACACCAATGCCAGCCTCGTCCTCACCCCGGGCGTCACCCTGGTCAGCGGCCCGACCACCAACCCGGCGCGTACGGTGAAGCCCTCACCGACGGACTGGATCAACGCCAAAGACCCCAAGTACGGCGCCAGGGGCGACGGCGTCACCGACGACACGGCCGCGCTGCAGGCCGCAGTAAGCGCCGCCGCCGCCCTGAAGACCACCCTCTACATACCCAACGGCACCTACATCGTGTCCACGCCCGTCGTCCTCCCGGCCGGAGAGGGCTACTCCATCGTCGGCTCCGGCTGGGGCACGTCCCTGAAGCTGAAGGCAGCCTCCAACTGCTTCATCCTAAAGATGACCGGCGCCGACACCCGGGTCACCATCCGCGACCTGACCCTCGACGGCAACTGCCTGGAGCAGGGCGCCACCGGCACCTCCGGCGGCATCGACGGCTCCGGCGCCGTCGCCTGCCGCATCGACAACGTGCACTTCACCGCCTGCCGCGACGACGGGCTCTACCTCGCCGGACAGACGGGCGGAGCGTTCGGGCACAACAACCGCATCATCGGCTGCTTGTTCGACCAGTCCATGACGTCGACCGGCCCCGGCCGGGGCATCCAGATGAACAGCAACGACGAGAACCAGATCATCGGCTGTGACTTCGAGTTCCTCGGCGGCTCCGGCGGCACGGGTGCCGATACCGCCGTGTGCATCCTCGACAAGGCGGGCACGCAGTTCATCTCCGACTGCAATTTCGTCGGCGGAGCCACGAACAACACCAAGGGCGTCCGCCTGCAGGACTGCAGCGCAACCAAGATCGAGGGATGCAACTTCGACGGCACCGCCGGTGACTCGATCTTCGTCGCCGCCACCGGCAACGTCATCGTCGGCAACACCATCTTCAGCCCCGGCGAAGTCGGCACCCTCAGCGGCCAGGTCTCCGGCATCCACCTGGAATACGCCACCAAGAACAACCTGATCAGCGCCAACTCCATCGCCTCCTCGCCCACCAACGGCAAGACCCGCAGCCTCATCCGCGAGGAAGCAACAGGCAGCGCCGGACCCAACCTCATCACCAACAACGTCCTGATCACCAAGGGGACGCTCGCGGTGGCGGCCACCGAGTTCGCGGGCGCCGGATCCATCACGACCCCCAACCTCGGCGTCTGACTGCTGTCCCGGCCCGGCGGCTCCTCCCCAAGGGGTGAGATCTCACACCACCCCTTCGGGAGGGCACCCCATGACCACGACCCCCGACTGGCGCCGCCTGGTCGACCACGTCCAGTCCATACCCGAGAAGATCTACGAGACCTGGAACAGCCGCGACGGCTGGGACAACCACACCATCTTCGGCAAGGAGTACGGCTGGGACGGTGTGGCCTGGTGCTGCATCTTCGACTGGGACATGTACCACGACTGCGGCCTCGACGCGATCGTCCCCAAGACCGCGTCCGTCGCGGGCATGACCGCCTGGGCCAAGCAGAAGGGCCAGTGGAGCGAGTACCCGAGCATCGGCGCCTGGGTCAACTTCTCCAACGGCGGCCACACCGAGATCGTCGTCGGCTTCGACGAGACGTGGGTGTACACCAAGGGCGGCAACAGCATCCAGACCGGGTCCGAGGACAACGGCCAGGGCAACGGCGTCTGGTCCCACACCACCGCCCGCCGCGCCACCAAGGTCGTCGGCTACTTCGCCCCGCACTTCCCCGACGGCGTCTGCCCTCCCACCGCCGACCCCAACGACCCGCGCGGCGGCAAGGCGGTCGCCTCCTGGCGCTGGTCGCCGCAGGTCACCCCCGCGCCGACCAAGCCGACCCCGTCCACCCCGGCGCCGACCAAGCCGAAGTGCCCGGCCTTCCCCGGCCGCCAGTACTTCAAGCTCGGCGCGAAGAACAAGTACGCCAAGCAGCTGCAGACCTGGCTCGACAAGGGCAACTGGGGCCCCAAGTACGTCATCGGCCCGTCCGACACCATGACCCAGAAGGACCTCGACAAGGTCAAGGCGCTGCAGGCGCACTACCTCTCCGCGCTCGGCCCGGCCGACGGCCTGTGCGGCCCGAAGACCTGGCAGTACGCCTTCGAGGTCGCCAACGGTCTGCGCAAGAAGTAGCACGCACGGTGAAGGCCCGGATTGTGATCATCCGCAATCCGGGCCTTCGCCCTGTCTGGCATGCACGCGGCTGCCGCCAAGGGGTGAAGACGCCCCCACACCACCACCCTGAAGCAGGAGTTGCGCCCATGGCCCAGCAGACCGACCCCACCACCCTGGGGGACCTGTGGCGGATGATCGAGCGTGACTCGAACCTCACCCGCGAACAGGTCAGGCGTGAGATCGACGACGTCAAGGGTCGTCTGCAGAGCTTCGTGACACGCGACCACTTCGAGGCCGAGAAGCGGCTGCTGGAGGCCCGCATCGACCACCTGGAGCAGGTCGTCGAGCGCTGGGAGCAAGAGGCCGAGGAGCAGGCCAGGTCGACCGCCGCCCAGGCCGACTCCCGCAGGCAGAGCCGCCGCGAGTTCGTCTACAAGGGGATCATCCCGGTCCTCGCCCTCGTTATCGCGGTCGTCTCCATCGTCGCCTCCCGCTGAGCCCTTGCTGTCGCTCCACCGGCGGCAGACCCCAAGGGCTGAAGGAAACAGGCCGTTGAGGGAGGCGCCGGTGGGCGGCAAGTTCGAGCGCGGCGAGCGCCTGGAGCACCAGACGCTGGGCGTGCAGCGGCTCGCGGTGCGCTCCGAGGACTACTGGGAGTACAAGCCCGAGCAGCGCGTCCGGACGATCGACGGCGTCACCGGCGTTGTCAAGCACGTCGAGGACGGACCCTTCCCCGGTGCTGAGGAGTATCACGTCGTCCTGGACCGGGGCATGGGTGGCGGCCAGTACACCGCCTCGCAGCTCAGCCCGGCCCCCATCACCACCGAGGCCATGGAGCAGACGGCGGCCGCCGACTACCCCGAGCTCTCCCAGATCCTCGTCGAGCGCCCGGACCCGGCCCGCCAGTTCGTCACGGCGGGCAAGAACCCCTTCGCCGATGACGACAACGACGATGACTCCTCTGACGAGGGCGACGACTCTCATGACGACTCGCAAGACGACCCACATGACGAGGACGACGACTCCGACGAGGACGACTCGGACGACGACTCCGACGACAAGGACGCTGACGGCGACGACGCGCCTCCGTGGGCCAAGAAGGCGTCCTCCCTCTTCTCCGACCTGGTTGTGACGGCTGCCACCGATGTCGACTTCCGCTTCCACATCACGGCCGCCTGGCGCGACGTGGTGGCCAAGGCCAAGCGGATCCGTTCCGAGGGCCGCCTGCGCGTCACTCTCGCCTCCGACGGCTACGTGTTCGGCGAGGTCAAGGGTGACCACCACGTGTACGAGACCGGCCTGCAGCGCCTGCCTGGCCGGGTGGCCGCGCACTCCTGGTCCTGCGGCTGCAAGTGGGGCGCCTACCACTGGGGCGCCGACGACGACTTCTCCCGGTTCGCCGGGCGCATGTGCTCCCACGCCCTGGCCCTGCAGTACGAGGCCCAGTCGAGGGGGATGTTCGGCCGCGACATTCACGTGGACGAGCACAAGCCCACCTGGGTGCCCCGCAAGGTCGTCGTCCGCTACGACATCGACGCCGACACCAACCGGCTCGCGCCGTCGACCGCCCGCAAGCTCGCCTCGTGGGACGCCCCTGAACCCTCCATGTGGGACATGCATTACGGCGACGACCACGACCACGAAGCCGAGCGCCAGGCCAAGTCGGACGAGTGGGACAGCATTCACGAGGGACTGGGGGACATCCATCGAGGCGTGAACGTCCACCTGCGCCCCGAGGATCACGCGATCGTCCACGACGAGTCCCGGCCGCTACACGAGCGCGCCCAGCACCTGCTCAAGTCGCTCCCGCACAGCGACCTGGGCCGTGGCCGCGAGGGCCTGGGACGACACTGGACCGACAACGAGGGCGTGGCTGAGTCCTTCGGTGACATGGACGACCGCCCGAACCGGCACGGCACGCACCCGACCTCGGTCATCTTCCACGCCGAGAAGCCCGACCGGCACGCGATCGACGAGGACCCGGACCAGTCGGACGGGATGATCTACGGCTACCACGACCACGGCGAGAGCGAGATCCCGCTCCACCCTGGGGCCGGGGTGAACCTCAAGGGCATCTCCTGGAAGAACATGGACACGCCCGACGAGGACTTTCGGACCTTCAAGGGCGACGGCCTCTTCGATCACTACTGGGAGCACCAGCGTCACGACTTCCCGGGCGGCCAGCACGCCTACGCGTCGCTGAGCAAGGCCCCGTTGTCCACCGTCGCGCGCGCTGCCGTGGCGGCCGGTGAGGACAGTGCCGAGGTCGAGTTGGCCATGCGCACGGTGGGTATTCGACGGACGGCCAGCAGCTGGGACGAGTACCACGAGGACGAAAACGGCCGCCGGTACACCCTCGACGAGGACGGCGAGCCGAACTACACCTGCCACAACAAGTACTGCGACGAGGGCGGCGAGCACGGCGGCGACGGCGAGACCGCACAGCGGCACGACGACGTCTACACCGACTGGGACACCGTTCACCCGCACCTCGGTCCGCACCTCCACCGGGGCATGGCCGTCAGCCTGCCGGACGACGTGCACGGCGTCGTCCATGACGACGGCAGGCCGGTAGAAGAGCGCGCGAGCGCGCTGGCCGACCACCTTCGCGAAGAGGGGCTCGGTACGCACTGGACCCCGAACCACGACCAGGCCAGGCACTACTCGGGCATCACCGACGGCCGGGACCGCGACACACACGTCATCCTGCACGCCCACACCCCGGCCAAGGAGCACATCGAGACCGACCCCGACGAGCTGGCCCGCCAGGACGTCATCGCCATGGGCGACCACGACGACGCCGAGGTGCCTCTGCAGTCCGGCGCCCCGGTGAAACTGAAGGGCATTTCCTGGAGGCACCGTACCGACAAAAAGTGGACCCGGCACGACTTCCCTGGCGGCCTGCAGCACGAGGCCAACGCCAACGCGCCGTTCGGAGAGCCGTCGGGGACGTCGTACGTGCTGCCCAAGGCGCCGGGTGCGACGGCGCCGAAGAAGCCGTGGGAGAACCCGGCCTCCGCCGGGCCGCTGGCGGGCGCGGACCCGGCGGGCTGGAACCGGCAGCTGCCGCTGCAGTCGTACGCGGGCATGGACACCGCGCTGTTCGAGCCCGGCGGTACGGAGGCGACGCTGCACGACGAGCCGGAGGGGGCGCTGCCGTCCACGGACGGTGCGGTGCCGACGGACGAGGCGTCGGATCTGACGCCGTCGATGACGGCGGGTCTGAAGCGGCAGGCGCTGAAGGACTTCACCTTGGCTGAGCAGCAGGCGCTGATCAACGAGGGCGAGAACGTGCGGGCGGCGAACCTCGACCGCCTGGACATCAAGGGGACCCACTACGCCGACCTGGAGAGCGTCCTGGCGGCACAGGAGGAGGACACCACATGGCTGGCCTGACGACCGACGACACCGAGTCGATGCCCGCCGAGGCGGCGGTCGACGGTACCGATCCGAAGTGCCCGTTCCTGGGTGACAGTCAGCGCTTCACCTGGTCCCGTGAGCTGGAGATGGGCCAGCTGCAGGACGAGGTCACCGAGGCCATGGGCTCGGCCGTCCGGCTGGCGGCGTTCTTCCCGCTCGATGACGAGGGGAACCGGCTCGGGGTGGACGCGCAAAATCCGGTCACCGTGTACGTCACGCCGTCCTCGGCGGACCTGGCGGCGGTGAAGCAGGTGCTGGCCGCGCACAGGCCGGATCCGTACTACGGCATGACGGACGAGGAGAAGGCGCAGGTGCAGCTGCGGGAGAAGATAGCGGCGGGCCAGGCGCTGTCTCCGGAGGAGATGACGCTGGCCCTGCAGATGCTGATCTCCGGCTGAAAAACCGCATTTCCGTCGAGCCGCCTTTCCGTTGAAGGGCGGCTCGACGGCGTTACAGGCCCAGCATGAAAACGGGTCCGGCAACGACGGCGCCGAGGATGGCACCGGCGATCGTCTGGGGGACGGTGTGGTCCTTGAGGTGCTGCCGAGACCAGGCCACGAGCGGGATGAGCGCGGCGGAGAGAATCCACCAGGGGCCGTAGAGCAGGCCGAGCATGGCGAGTGCGCCCGACAGGACGGACGTGTGGAAGCTGATCTTGGTGTACTTCGTGATGGGCCACAGAAGGGCGACGGTGGCCAGCATGGCGCCGACCATGGACAGGACCGGCTTCGGGGCCCCGCCGACGACCATGAGCGTCAGGCAGGTCAGGACGGACAGGACGATGACCGGGATGACGACCATCCGGCGGGACCGCTCGGGGACGTGCCGGTCGGCGAAGGTCTTCTTCTCGCCGGTGAGGACGATGAACATGATCGGTATGACGGCGCAGAAGACTATGGCCACCGCACCCCAGCCGAGGCCGGACCAGCCGTAGTTCACGCCGACGAGCATGCACAGGACGAAGATGACGTTCTTGGGGTCGACGAAGTCGGTCAGGGCTCGTGCGGCCTGGGTGCGGGTCACGCGTGCACTCCGGTGGAAAGTCTGCGGTACATGAGCCCCAGCTGAGTCGTGTCGCGGATGGACCGGCCGACGGGGAGGAGCGTGTTCGTGGCGATGAAGGGGTCGGTGGTGCCGGTGAGAGTCGCCAGCGGCTGGATGGCCACCGGTTCGCCGTCGAACGGCTTCTCTCCGTTCCGCTTAAGCCGCATCGCTTCGCGGAGCAGGTAGGCGGCCACCGCGTGCTCCGGGAGCTTCAGCGCCCGGCCCGCAGCCCCGGCGCGGCTGTGGAGGTCCGGCGGCACGTAGTAGGCGAGGTTGAGGGCGGCATCGAGAATCTCGTTGACCCTCCTGCGAAGCCGGGTGTCCAGGTCTCGCCAGTCCCAGTACTCGCGCAGGTGGCTGGTCCGCTTGGGCCGCCGGTGTGCCGGGCAGTCGTAGATGGCGGTGGGTACCGCGTCGGTGAGGACGGCCCACAGCGGGCGCAGGTCGTTGATGGCTCCGTGGGCCTTCACTATCTCGTTCAGACGCTCCCACTTCGGGGCCGCGCCTCCGACGACGACGAGGAGGATGCAGGTGACGAGGCAGAAGTTCGAGGTGAAGTCGACGAAGTGGTCGCCGCCGAGGAACGGTTTGTCGCACAGGCGGGTGATCAGGTACCCGGAGCGGAGGATCCCGTACGCCGAGCCGATCGAGCAGCCGAGGGCGACGACCTGCATGCCGTACTTGAAGGGGCCCGGGGCGGCGGCGCGGGCGGCGTCGAGGCACATCAGGGTCGCGCAGATCAGGCCGAAGACGAGGTAGGCGTAGAAGAGCAGGAGGTGGAGGCTGCCCCAGAGGTGGCCTGCCTGGACGAAGATGAAGTCGGCGTCGTCCTGGTTTCCCGTCCGTCGCTGGGCGAGGGGGAAGATGGCGGTGATGACGGCGATGGCGGCCCAGGTGATGATGCGTCGGGGGTTGCTGCTGATGAGCTGCCGGTAGGTGGGCTCCCGGCGGCCGTCCAACCGGCCGGGGACGACATCGGTCACCCAGTGCAGAAGGAGGGCAACGGCGGCGATCCCCGTGAGGTGCTTGGCGAGGGTGGCGATGTCGTCCACGCCGGTGAGGTGGTAGAGGAAGTCCCCGACCGCCTGGATCTTGGTGACCATCGAGATGTCGAGGGCCAGGAAGACCATAAAGAGGGTCCGGGAGCGGGGGTTGCGGTAGGCGGCGGGTCCCCTGCGGATGACTTCCTCAGTGAGGAGGACGACGACGATCCAGGCGGGAAGATCGGAAGGTGTGGCGGGCACCGGTTCTCATCTCTCAGGTGTCGAGACTTGCTCTCATGTTGTTTTCGAGGAGGGTTGCCCCACGGGGGGCGTGCTTGGCCATCCAGGTCTCGGCGTAGTACCCGAAGTCCTCGGCTTTGCGTTCGCGGTCCTCGTTGCTGGTGCCGTCGGCGCGGCACTGGACGCCAGCGGCCGCGAGGGAGTCTGACAGGAGGGCCGCCGATCCGCTGCACACCCCCCTCAGGAGGCGGAGGACGGCGGCGAGGTCGAGCCGGTTGGGCTCGTCTCCGTTGACCATGTGACCAAGCTCGTGACCGAGGACGTGGTGGTACTGCACAGGCGGGATCGTGGGGTGGGCCCACACCAGGTCGGCGTCCGGGGTGGGGTACCACATGCCGCTCGGCCCGTTCGGTGAGGTCATCCGGGAGTCGCGGCTCAGGATGAGCTTGCGGCCGCGTACCTGCTCTACATAAGCGCGCAGCAGGTCCTCAACGGTCCAGGGAGACGTGGGAAGCGCCAGTCCCGTCAGCGCCTGCCCCCAGGTCCCCTTCAGGCCGCTCCGGTTCCGCATCAGTCCCATCCAAGCCCCCAGTTGATCACTAAGGCCGCCATTTACGCCACTCAGCGTAAGGCAAGGGGCTGACAATGGCCCTACCCGGTCTGGTCCTCCTGGGCCCCCTGTAGGCCGAGCAGCGCGAGACGCAGGATGGCTCTTGCCTGCCCGGAGTCCGCCCCGTCGAGCCCTCGGAAGAGGGCGCCCATCAACGCCGTGCCCTGGGTACTCTCATCGCTACCCTCCGTAGTGCTGTCGAGCTTCTGGATGGCCTTGGCCGCTTGCACGCCGAGCTCGATGAGTTCCACTTCGCGCTCGATCTGTCTGGTTCTCTCCGTGGCGTCGGTGCCGACGCGCCAGTAGTCCGTCTCGACCCCGAAGAACAGACTGAGCGCCTCGATGATGCTGAACGGCGGGTTCGTCCGCTTGCCGTCCTTCAGGTCGCTCAGGTACTGGCGGTTGACGGCGTCGGACTCTGCTCGAATCATCTCGCACGCCTGTGCGATTTCCTCCATACTGGCACCGGCGTCCTGGAGCTCCTGGGTCACCCGCGAAATCTTCTTGTCGCGGTACAACCCTGAGGCCCTCGCGGCGATCTCACTCAACGGGTACGTCTGCCCGTCCGGTCCGCGCTTGAGGTCACGCAACTTGCGGAACTTCTCACCGAGCGGCATGGCCTCCCCCCTCCGTGTGTCTAGTTGAAAAAAGTCGGCCCATGGAGGCGATCCTAGCGCCGCCGTAAGGATTCATGACACCGGGAACCCGGAAACGAGCTGAAGCGTCAGAAAAGTTGACACCAGCACCACTTGGCGTCATACGATCAGCTCAACAAACTGACAGACCGCGAACTGACGGGGGTGACGGGGCATGGGCGCAGCGCCGACAACCGCACCGATCCCCTTCTCGTGGATCCTGTCCGGGCGCACCTGTACGTCGGCAAGGGGCGAAGAGTCCCCGGCCCGAGGAGACAAGGTGCTCACGCCCCCAGCCATCATCCGGACGATCGTCCCCTCGATCGTCGGCTTCATCCTGGCGTTCCTCGCCTCGCACAACATCCATGTCAGTGCCGAGGTCGAGACGTACCTGACCGGCCTGCTGACCGTGGGTCTCGGCGGCGTCTACTACGTCGTCGCCTCTGCTCTGCAGTCGCGCTGGCCGCTCGCGGGCCTGCTCCTCGGCTCCACCGCTCGGCCGACCTACACGGGACGGCACCGCCTGACCAGCGCCACCGATCCGACGACCGCCACGTCGGATCCCACTCCGGAAGACCGGCCGTAGACCGCCATCTACCGCTGACGAAGACCGGAGCCGAGCCCCGGCCGACCCACTTCCTCGCCAGGAAGGTCGGCCGGGGCTCTCTGTATTGCCGGTCTGCGGGCGTCACGTTCTTCAACGACGCTTCGGGTGAACGGTAGCGACAAACTCTTAATAAGTCTATTTGTCGCCAAAGCGAGGTTCACGCCTCCGCTTCGGCAACAAACCGGTCGCCCAACCTGAATTGTGCCTCAACCCTTGGCCACAGGTTCCCCCTTCACGAGGCCTATACAACTCCGTATCGAACCCGTTGCCGCCAACGCCCTCCTGCCCGCCCAGCGCACGAGACCTCCTGTTCGTCACACCCCCTCCGCCCCCAAGGAGCGAGGGCGCACCATGCGCCGCCGCCCGCACAGGAGGACCCGGTGTGCTGAAGTTCGCCACGGCCCAGATCATCGCCGCGTCGCTCGGCGACCAACAGCGCATCACCAGGGCGGCCCACCGCGCGGTCTTCCAGTACGAAGCGCGCCCCGGCTTCTTGTACGTACGCAGCAGGGCCATCAGTTCACGCTGCAACGACAACTTCGACGAGTTCCCCGCCGAAGAGATCGAAAAGTCGTACAAGACCTTCGTCGGCAAGCCGGTCTTCGTGAACCACGTCAACGACAACCACCGGCGCGCCCGGGGCGTCATCATCGACGCCGCCCTCCACCGAGACCGCAACCCCGACGGCACGCCGGACACATGGGCCGAAGTCCTCATGGAAATCGACGCCGTCCGGTTCCCGAAGCTGGCCAAGGCGATCCTCGCCGGACACATCGACCGGACCTCCATGGGCTGCGACGTCGAGCGCTCCGTGTGCTCCGCCTGCGGCAACGAGGCCCGCACGCCCACCGAGTACTGCTCCCACATCCCGCACCTGAAGGGCAAGCGCATCTTCCGCGCCACCGCCAGCGGGAAGAAGGTCGGCGAGCTCGTCCGCGAGACCTGCTTCGGCCTCCGGTTCTTCGAGAACAGCGTGCTCGTCGAGCCCCCGGCGGACCCGACTGCTCATTTCCTCGGCGTGGACTCTTCCGGCCTCGGCAAGGCCGCCTCGAAGAGCGCCGCGATCGACTACTCCGCCTTCGAGGACAACGACGACCTGGAGGCGGACGACGACGGCGAGGACACCGCGCCTCAGCCGAAGCCCGCCTACCCGGCCTCGCACGCCAAGTCGCCGGTGCCGCATGTCCCGTTCGAGGGCACCACGCACGACCACCAGCGCCGCCAGGACGCGGTGCAGCACGCCCGGCCCTTCACGCCGCTCAAGCCGAGCCTCAACGGCCTGCAGGCGACGGCGGCCGCGAAGAAGCCCGCGCCCAAGGCGGCCGAGCCCGAGGTGGACGAGTACGGCACCCCGAAGCCGAAGCGAGGCCAGCCGTACGAGCCTGCGGGAGACCACCCCTGGTACAAGCAGGTCCCGCTGCACCACTCCAACATCGTCGACCACTGGGACAAGGCCACCGACGAGGAGAAGGACTCGGGCATGCGCTGGTACAGCGACGCCCACCACGTCGCCAAGGCCATCGCCCGCCTCGACCCGCGCATCAAGACCGACGAGGAGGCCGCCCACAAGGGCGCCGGTGTCCTGTCGGCCTACAGCCCGCGCACCAACTGGCCGCAGAACATGTTCAACGCGGCCCACTCCTTCCACCGCCAGGCCGCCGTCCGCCCTCTCAAGGACGACCCGGACAAGCCCGCCCACGTCACCACCATGGGTATGCACGCCGACAAGGCGCAGCGCATCATGGACGGCGAGCACCACCAGCCGGTCCTGAACTCGCCCAAGACGCAGGACTTCGCCCACCTCATCGAGCACGGCGGCTACGAGCCGCAGACCGAGGAGGAGAAGAAGTCCGGTGCCGAACGGCGGCACAGCGGCCGCGTGGTCATCGACCGCCACGCGCTGTCCGTGGCGGCCGGGCGCCGGATCACCGACGTCGAGAACGACGCCCACCAGGGCTTCCCCGGCGCCTCCAGCGGCAAGCACGCACGGCACTACTACGAGCACGCCGCCAACACCTACCGCAACGCGGCCGCCGCCATCTCCGAGAAGGAGGGCAAGCCGGTCGCCGCGCACCAGGTGCAGGCGGTGACCTGGCTGGTGCGCCAACGGCTCAACACCGCCGAGGACCAGGCCAACGCGAACGCCAGCGCGAAGAACCTGGGCGCGGGCCGCAACAAGGCCGAGGAGAACATCAAGGGCCACTGGAAGGACTTCGCGGGCGAGCACACGCCGGAGCTGAAGGAAAAGGGCAACTCCCACGTGGCCAGGCTCATTGACGCCACGTACATCAACGACGACGGCACGATCCGCGCCATCGCGTACGGGGAGATCAAGGCACCGGCCGACGTCGACACGCTCCGCGAGGAGAACTGCCCGGTCTGCGGCGACAAGGACACCTTCGACGGTATCCAGTGCCAGATCTGCGGGTTCATCAACCCGCCCGAGCAGTTCCGTGACCCCGACCTCGACAAGGCCAAGACCCTCGACCTGCGCAAGCAGATCGTCGACCCCAGCCTCGTCGACGACAACGGCGAGCTGCAGCGTGTCAACGACGACGGCACCGGCATGCCGCAGGAAGACGGCATGCCTGGCGACGAGGAACAGCAGCTGGGCCCCGACGGTCAGCCGCTCGACGAGGACGGCCCGCAGATGGTCGACCCCGAGCAGCTCGACGAGAACGGCCTGCCGCCCTCCCCGTGGGGCGACCAGACCCTCGACGGCACGATGCAGGGTGCCCCGACCTTCTCCGACCGCAACGGCGACGGCATGATCCAGCCGGACGAGATCGACCCCGACGGCAACGTCAACGTCCAGCAGAACATGATGGTCGACCCCGAGCAGGGCGGCCAGGCAGGCCCGCGCGAGCTGCCCGGCCGCGCCAGGGACCGCACGGGCGACCCGTTCACCCCCGGCCCCGACATGCCCCGCCTCCAGGGCCCCGAAGGACCGGAAGACGGACTGGACGACGAAGACACCTTCCAGGCCGGTCCCGGCATGGGAGCTCCGCAGGAGCCGATCCTGGCGCACCCCGGCGACTACACCGGCGACGAGAGCGAGACGCCGCACTGGTCCTGGAACAGGGACGTGGACGAGGAACCCCAGGCGCCCAACGAGGACGAGGACCCGCAAGACCCGCGTCGCCGACGCCTTGGGATGTCGGCGGCCCCGCGCACCCCGAAGGACGGACAGCCGAACGACGGCGCGCCCGACCTGAGCTGCCCCCACTGCGGATTCGGAGCGGACGCCACCGCCCCGCAGACCCAGGACATGGGCAACCCGCAAGGCGCGACCGACGGCATCGTCGCCGGAGACGTCTGCCCGAACTGCCGCAAGGCCCAGCTGCTCACCCCCGCCGAGCTGCAGGGCGAGTCTTCCGTCCCTCCGCCTGCTGTCCCGCAGCTGTCCCGGAGCTGAAGCGGTGAAAACCCGCCCACGGCAAGTCGTCGTGAGCTGAAACAGGCTTTGAAGGAGTAACCAGTATGAGCCGACCGCTCATGACCGCCGTGGCCGCCCAGCAGGCCGTCATCGACGAGCAGCGCCAGCAGCTGGCCGCCGCCCACCGGCGACTGGCCGTCCAGGGGCAGCAGATCGCGCTGATCGCCCGGCTGGCCGGTGTCACCGACGAGGTCGAAGCCCTCGCCAAGACCGCCGACATCGCCAACCCCGCCCAGCCCATCCCGGACGGACCGGAGCAGGCGCCCTCGGAGACCACCGAGCAGGCCGCCACCCCCGAGACCAACGACGACGTCCGCTCCCCGGGCCAGACCGGCAACTCCACCCAGGGCGTCCCGGCCGCCGCGACCGACACCGCCCTCACCCCCGGCGGCACCATCCCGGCCGAGCCCTACGGCAACCTGCAGGACGTCACCTCCCCGGTCTCCGGCGTCAACACCGGCGAGATCCCGCTGGACGAAACCCGCATCGAATCCGACGTCCGCGTCGGCAACCCGGCCAACTGGGACGTCGCCTTCCCCTGGACCATGGGCGACAACAAGTCCAACAGCAACCCGGTGACCACCGGCGAGATGGCCGGGGCATCGCCGTCGCGTACCCACGCCTGCCTCCGCCTGGCACGCCTGCAGATCCAGGCCGGACTCACCCCCGGCGCCGACGACCTGCAGCTGGCCGCGAGCCTGGAAGCCGACACCAACCGCACCGACACGATGATCAACCACGAGATCGGCGTCCTCACCGGAGTCGTCAAGGCCGCGACCGCCCGGACCGCGCCGTCGGGCGCCCGCGTCGCAACCCGCAGCGCGGAGCGCGTCGCCCCCTCCCTGGCGTCCCAGGCGACCGCCTCGGCGGCCCCGCTCGCGGGCGACGACGGACTCTCCGACCTGTTCGAGTGAGCCACTGAGCGCAGAGGGCCTGGCACTTACGCCAGGCCCTCTCGCATGTCCCCAGAAATTCCTTGCGGTTCGGCACTGTCTCCCACCCCATTGCCAGCGCCTAGGGGGTGAAGACGGCCTGCCGGTCCCTCGGCGGCCAGCCGAGACCCACTGGAGGGCGGAACACATGATCCGCGTGCGGGCAAACCTGGCCCACATCAAGCGCACCCTGCGCCCGCTGTACGCCTGGACCCAGGCAACTCCCGCGTCCGTGTTCCTTGACCCGGCGTGGGACCGCAGCATCCCGATCTACCCCGGCATGGTCCTGGCCCAGACCGCAGGCGAGACGGTCAGCCTCATCGGCGCCTCCGGCGTCCCCTACGGCCTCGCCGGTGACTACGTCGGCGGCGACGGCTTCGACCCGCTGCTCGACGTCGGCGTCAACGCCACCTCCGTGTGGATGCTCGGCTCGGACGCTCAGTTCGAGGTCCTCTCGCCCGCGTTCGACGACACCCAGACCTGGACCGAGCCGACCGGCACCACCGAGAAGCTCGTCTACGCGATCACCGCCGGTACCGGCCGAGGCAAGCTCGCGCTCGCCACCAACGGCGCCGTCGCCACCGCGATCTCCACGCTGCCGGTCGCCCGACTGGTCCGGGTCAACTCCCCGTCCAAGATCACCATCGGCGGCCTGCGCTGACGCGCCTGAGCCGAGCGAGAGGACTCAACTCACCATGACCGCAGCGCCCGCCGCCACCGGCCACGTCCGCACCGCCAGGAAGTCGGACGACTACGTCGCCGAGATCCTCGCCCGACGCGAGCAGCGCGGCAACCAGCCGCTCTCCTTCGAGGCCAAGCGCCAGCGCCTCCAGGCCGTCGCCAGCGACTCCGTCAACGGCATCAAGCGCCTCGGCGTCGGCATGATCGGCCCCATCCAGCTCAAGCTCCGCTACCAGGGCATCACCCGAAACGTCCTGGTCGAGGACCCCTGCACCCCCGGCACCCCGGTCGAGTACGACGTCTGGGATGACCTCGGACAGGCCTACATCATGTCCGGCACGGACGGCGAAGTCCGCATCACGCCGTTCGAAGGCAAGCGCATCCAGGTGCGGTTCTTCCGCATCGCCAGCCGCCCGGCCATCCGCAAGGAAGACCTGCTCTACCTGCGCATCAACGCCGTCGAGCAGGCCCAGGACGAGACCAAGCAGGCCATCCTCAAGCAGGAAGACTCGCGCCTCGTTACCATCCTGCAGGCCGCGATCTCCGACTACGCGACCCGCTCCGACCACACGGTCACCCCGAACCACACGATCACCGAAGCGTCGGGCTACCTGACCCCGGGCTCGCTGTACTCGGCCGTCTCCATGACGGACATGCACGAGCTGCAGTCCAGCCGGATCCTCATCAACCCGATGGACTACCGGGACATGTACCGGTGGGACATCAACCAGACCGGCTGGGCGTTCAAGGACCGAGTCGTCGCAGGTGAGACCATCACCAGCTTCGGCGAGTTCCAGATCCAGCGCTCCATCGTCATCCCGCAGAACAAGATCTTCCTGACGCCGGACCCGCAGTTCCTGGGCGTCTTCCCGGTCCTGTACTCGCTGGACGTCGAGGAAAACCACCGTGTCGAGTCCTTCTGGAAGGGCTGGGTGTTCGACGAGATGGTGAGCATGCTGATCCTCAATCCGCGCGGTTTGGCGGTCATTCAGAAGAGTTGATCATGAACCCCTAACGGGGGATCGACTCCTGGATCTGGCATGATCAACGAAGGCCCCCTCGGTCGCTGCGAGGGGGCCTTCGTCATGCCCACTGGCTTCGGGGGCGCCGCCATAGGCTCTGGCCTTCCAGCTCGTGGGCGGTGGCTGGTGGCCATCGTGAGCCCTGGCCCCCGAAGGGGGACCAGGGTCACCGCCGGGCGTTGCGCTCGGTGTGTCGTCTGGCGGGTGACATATTCTCACCTTGGCACAGTCGGGGCGTAGTTGGAACCCCACCTTCAGTAATTCTGGCCGCTGGAGAGAATTTTGGCCATGGTCGCTGTCTCCTGGCCCGCTGAGATCCTTAGGGGGTGAGGAGGGTTTGTGGTGGGCCCTCTGTGCGGCTCCGTTCTCCGGCCGCTGGGCCTCGACCCCCGGGTTCCCCCTTCCCGGGGGTCGAGTGCTGTCTGGGGTGGGGTTGGGCTGCTCAAGGGGTGACGGAGGATCCGTCCCTTTGATCTAGGAGGCGTCATGCCTGTCCAGCAGCTCCAGGTGTCCAACCCGTCGGATGGTGTCACGGTCGTGACTCCAGACCCTGACAAGCCGAAGTCGTACCTGCGTTTCGAGGGCAAGGGCGATGAAGCGGGTGGCGATGTCCTGTTCGTGTCCCGTGACACGGCGCTGCTGGCGCCTTTCGTGCGTGCGGTGCGCAACGGGACGCTGGTCATCGACGACGACATCTCGGCCGACCCGGAGCTGCTGCGTGTCCTCGGCACGGTCAAGGAGCGTCAGCCGGAGGCTCAGGCGCCGTTGACCGCGATCCGTGTGGTCAGCGAGTGGGACGAGGCTGACGAGTCTTACAAGTCTGTCGACAAGCCCCTCCGTGTCGTCATCGAACCCCTCTTCAAGGCGTGAGTCACATGAGCATGAGCGATCACGAGCGGGCGTTGCTGGTCACCGGCACGCTCGACACTTCCGGCGTCGGCGGCAGCCCGTACGCGCGCCTCGACATGGTCGCCGTGGCGTTCGGCGCCGAGACGGCCGAGGCTTCGGTGGCCGAGGAGGTCGCGGAGCCGGAGGAGAAGGCGGCCGAAAACAGCCCCTCGGTGCCGGAGCCCAAGGTCGAGGAAAGGGCTCAGGCGCGTACCACGACCAAGCGTTCCCCGGCGAAGAAGGCGCAGGCGTCCGCGCCTGCTGAGAAGTAAAGGAGTGGGCTGATGGCCGCATCTGACCAGACAGGCACCTACCAGACCGACGGGTCGATCGGCACCAAGGGTCTGCCGGGTGCGGCCCCCAGCCCGGTCACGGCGCCCGACACCAGTGGCGTGGCCCTTGGTACCTCCGCAGGCTGGGCGCCGACGTCGACCAATCTGTCGGGTACCAAGGACACGCTGTACGGGCCGGTGGTCGACAAGTACCCGGCGCCGCATGCGCAGCCGGTGCCTTCGGCGGCGTCGAACGCGGACACCACGAAGACGGACTCGCCCGTGGGTAACGGCATCACTCAGCCGATCAACCCGATCGTCTGGATGTCCGGTACGACGGACACTGCAGCGTTCGGCGCTGTTCCGGCGGGCACCACGACCGTACCGGCCGCACCCGCCGCGCCCACGGCTGTCGCTGGGGACCGCTACATTCAGGTGTCCTGGACGCCGGTTTCCAACCCGGGCGCGGACGCCAAGGTCACCCAGTACGTCATCGAGTCGGACACCGGCGGCCACGTCTTCGCGGCCGCCAATGCGACCTCTGTCCGGTTCGACAACGTCAAGGGCGGCCAGGCGTACAAGTTCCGTGTCTGCGCGGTCAACAAGAACGGCGACGGCCCGTTCAGCCCGTTCTCGGCGGCCGCCGTCGCGCCTGGCAACGAGGACGAGGTCCGTCCCGTGTCGCTGGCTGCCGACAACGCCGTGAACCCGATCTACAACCAGGACGGCTCGATCAAGCCGGGTTCGTACGGGGCACCGACCGCGCCCGGCAAGCCGACCGTGGCGGCCGGTGCAACGACCACCGCCAACGTCACTTGGACGGCGCCGTCCACTGGTCAGCCGTCTGGCGGCTACGACGTGAAGGCCTCCTCGGGCCAGACCGTCCACGTCGGTCCGGCCGTCCTGACGGTCAACGTGCCCGGTCTGACGGTGTCGCAGGTGATCACGTTCACCGTCACCGCGATCGGCCAGCTGCAGAACGCCACGTCGACTCCGTCGAACAACTACACCGTGGTCTGAGTTCAGCTGGTCTGGCGGCCCCGTCCCACGACTCCGGGACGGGGCTGCTTGCTGTTCGTGGCCCTCTCGCGGCCGCCAAGGGGCGAAGGCGACATGAGGAGAGGGCGGCGATGTCCGGTACGACACCACGGCTGGGGCTGAAGACGTGGGATCAGTCCGATCCCTTCCTCCGCCAGGACTTCAACGACAACAACGGGCGCCTGGACGCCTATCCCGGTACCTACATCTGCACGTCTGGTTCCCGGCCCGCCTGGGGTGGCGCGCAGTCGGGCATGCGTATCTTCGAGACGGACACGCGGCGTGAGCTGATGTGGAACGGCACGGCGTGGCGGGAGCCTTTGGTCACGCCGCCGGTGTGGACGGGGTATATCCAGCCCCAGGCCACGATGGGCAAGGACACGCACGTCTACTACAAGCTGGCGACGTTTCAGGTCAACCGGCCGGGTGCGCTTCTGGTGCACCTGGAGGTCGAGGTCACGGTCCAGTCTCTGTATACGGCGAACATGTCGGCGCGGCCGCAGGTGGATGGTGGTGACTGTCAGATCGGCAGTACGGCGTCGTACATGCGGGTGGCGCAGACGAACACTTCTGGCAGTGGTTGGCAGAGGCACTGGATGATGGGTGCGGTCGGCCTGCGTTCGGTTGGTGTGGGCTCGCACAACTTCGGTCTCCACTTCTACACGACGCCGACGTCGACCACGTCTTCGGTGTCGGTGATGCTGTCGTCGGTGCGTGGCTACGCAATGCTCGTCAACTCGCAGGACACCTGATGGCGATCGACGAGTACACGGACCGGGCCTACGTCTCTCGTTATGCGGCGGCGGACTTCGGGCTGCAGGTCATGCGGGATGGCGTGCCGGGCGAGGCTGACGGTGACGTCACGGTGGCGCTGCTGCACGACACCGATGCGCAGACGCAGGTGTTCTCCCGGGCGGCCGACCATCCTGGTGTCGGTCAGTACACGGTGCGCTTGTCGTCGAAGGAGACGGCTGCTCCGGGTCCGTACGTGCTGGTGTGGACGTACGCCGTGGCCGGGTCCGCCGAGGAGTGGCGGTACTGGCTGGAGGTCGGCAAGGCGGCTCCGGAGTACGACCGGCTGGCCGACTCGATGAAGGCGGTGATCGAGACCACGTGGAACCGGTTCAGCGACCTGTTCGACTACGCCACCGAAGGCCCGCACCTGCAGTCGTACGTCCAGTCGAACTTCGGCCGGAACCGTCTCGCTCAGCTGCTCAGGATCGCCGTCGGCCGCCTGAACACGGTGGCGCAGCCGTACCAGACGTACACCCTCGACGGTGACGGCGGCGCAACGTTCCCGGTGCAGCAGTGGGGCTCTCTGCTGGAGTCCGCGCTGTATGTGGAGTGTCTGAAGCACTTGATGCGCTCCTACGTCGAGCAGCCTGAGGTGCAGTCCGGTTCGGGGGTCTCGCGGCTGGACCGGCGGGACTACATGGATCGTTGGGGCACCGTGCTGCAGGGCGAGGACCAGGTCCTGAAGTCCCAGCTGGACACCTTCAAGATCGCCCACATGGGGCTCGGTACCGCCCGGGTCCTGGTCTCCGGCGGTGCCTATGGCAGGTGGGGTCCGACCCGGCTGCCGCTGTCTGAGGCCGCACGGCCTCGTTGGCTCACTCGGTTCTACTGATCGGTAACAAGGAGGGGCCATGTCCGGTGGCGCCCAAGAAGGTCCTGCACCGTCCGTCGAATTCGACCTGGGTGTTCTCGCCCCGGGCCAGGTGGTGGTCTCGCACCGCACCTGCACCTACGGCGAGATCGTCGAGTCCCTCTACGACGCCGAGAAGTTCCGCATCCTGCACATCTGCCCCGGCCCGCAAGCCTGACGGGAGAACCCATGTACAGCGTCACCCTCAAGGCCGGTCTGGTCGACGTCGTCCTGCCCAACGGCAACCGCTACCAGGGCGGCGACACCGTCGCCCTGTCCGACACGCACTACGGCCAGATGTCGGCGGCCACACGTGCGGCCGTATTCGCCACCGCGCCTTCGCCCGCCTCCTCGGCCACGCAGGAGCTGTTCCGGGCAACCGGGCTGACCCTGAACGCCAGTTCAGACATCGTGACAGCGAATACCGTCAACCAGGCCACGGGCAAGACCGGCGTGATCGATGTGTCGGCCGTCCAGAACGGCCTCCTCGTCGTCAGCGTGGCCTCCGTATCCGGCACCACCCCTGGTCTGGCAGTCTTCTTCGACTGCCAGGACGCCGCCGGGAACTGGGTGCAGACCTCCGCGCCAACGTCGATCGGCGGAGTCGTCCTGAACGCCTCCGGCTACACCTACGGCGTCATCAACAACGGCTACCGCCTCACGCACAAGGGCCGTATCCGCTGGACCGTCACCGGCACCGGCAGCCCCACGTTCAACGGCGTCACCTTCAGCCTGTTCGGCAGCTGACGATGAGAACGACCCGAGGCACGTACGTACGGGCCCAGCAGAACTGGGCCGTCGACCAGGAACGCCAGCGGCACGATCAAGCCCTGTGGGCTCTTGGAGAGAGCACTCTGTTCTGCCTGCTCTGGACGGCCCGGGACTACGACAACGGGCTCGTCGGCCTGTGCACGGTGTGCGCGTCCGACCGCATCTCCAAGGCGTACGGGCAGCCGACCCGGAACAAGTGCCCGAACTGCTTCGGCACCCGCTTCGAGGGTGGCTACCGGGCGCTCATCGTCCGCCCGGCCATCTTCACGGACGCCGACGACGGCCAGTCCTTCACCGCCCGGGGTGTCGTCTCGCCGCAGGAGGTCCATCTGGAGACCACCAGCGACTTCCGCGTCCACGGCGGCGACTACGCTATGCGCGCCACCGGTGAGCGCCTGCAGCTGCGCACCCCGCAGCGCACCACGCTGCGCACCGGCTTCGGGACCCCGCACCAGCGCGACGTCGGCACGGCGTACAACCTGACCCGGGCGGCCGTCGAGGACGAGGACTCCGTGGCCTACACGATCCCGCCGAACACCACCGACCTCATCACCATCCTGTCCCGTTCTGGGTCAACTCCTCCCAGTTGGTCCGACGTGGAAGTAATTCGGGCTCCGCTGATTCCGCTGTACGAGCGAGACTGAGCCCGCCACACCACCACACCAAGGGGTACCGCCATGCCCGAGCCCACCTTCCGCGACGACGTCACCGTCGAGCTGGTCAAGCACACCGCGTCCGACGCCGATGTTCTCTTCGCCGCCCGGGTATCCACCGGTACACCCACTGCTCTCGAAGAGATCGGCGCTCTCACAGACCGCGACACCGGCCTCATCAACTACCTGATGAGAGACCGTCATGGCAGCCCCTTCGAGCACAACTCGATGACGTTCTTCGTCAGCGCGCCGATCTTCGTGTTCCGCGAGTTCATGCGCCACAGGGTCGGGTTCTCCTACAACGAGGAGAGCGGGAGGTACCGCGAACTGCAGCCGGTCTTCTACGTGCCCGGGGAGGACCGCAAGCTCGTTCAGACCGGCAAGCCGGGTGCGTACACCTTCCTCCCCGGCCCGAAGAGCCTGCACGAGCAGGTGTACCGCGAGATGGCCGAGGCCTACGACCGGTCGTACGCGCACTACGTGAGCCTGCTGGGCAAGGGCGTCGCCCGCGAGGTCGCCCGCGCCGTCCTGCCGGTGGGTCTGTTCTCGTCGATGTACGTCACCTGCAACGCGCGCTCGCTGATGCACTTCCTCGGCCTGCGCACGACCCACCCGGACGCCAAGGTGCCCTCGTTCCCGCAGCGTGAGATCGAGATGGTGGCCGAGCAGATGGAGGCCGCCTGGGCCGAGCTGATGCCGGTCACCTACGCCGCCTTCAACGCCAACGGCCGCGTCGCACCGTAGCGCTCTGGATAAAAATTGGGTACGATCTGGATTCATGACGGATATCAAGCGTGTTCGTACGTCCAGTGGGGATGTAGTCGACGTCAAGGAACGCATCCGCGAGGGCGTGCCTGAAGGCGATGTTGGTGACGCGGTGGCCGAGGTGGCCGAGCTGCGTGGCAGGAGTGGCGACGTACAGCTGCACACCAAGCTCGTCCCGGATGCCAACCAGGCCCTCGTCGAGGCGATCGTCCGAAGCGGTCTCGGCAAGTCGGAAGCGGTCAACCGACTCATCATGATCGGTGGCTTCTTCGACAAGATGAAGAGGCAGGGCTACGACCTGCTGCTCAGCAAGGACGGCGCGACCGAGAAGGTCCACATCGTCTGATCATCTGAGCCCTGCACTGTCCGCGCCTCCTCCGCCGCCCTCAAGGGGTGAGCAGAGGAGGCGCCGTGCTTGTTTCGTTGGCCGCGTGGTGGACGACAGATCCCGATGAGTACCGCGAGTACGAGAACATGCACGACCCGGACTACCGGCTGCGCGACCCCAAGGAGACGCCGGTAGCCCGGCGCAACCGGTTCATCAAGCACGTCTCCGACGCCCATGGCGTGGATGAGAAGGCGGCCACCAACGCCCTCAAGCACGTCGTCACGCGCGGCCTCGGCGGCTTCGACGACCCGGAGAGCTACGGCTTCGCCAGCTCGGCGAACCAGATGACGCACTACTCCCACAGCACTCGCCAGAAGCTGATGGACCCGAAGACCTGGGCGGGCAAGAAGGAGGAGAGCATCCCCCTTCACCAGGAGATTCACGCCAGCCAGAACTTCATCCGGCCGGACTCCGTGGCGCACAACCTCTTCCACCCTGGCAAGCGCCAGGCATATGACCACGAGGCCGTTGGCGACCCGGACTACGACCCGAGCTGGGACGAGGACTCACACCGCGAAGAGGACGAAGGGTCGGAGTCCACGCCCGAGGAGCGCGCTCTGCATGGCACCGCGCGGTTCATGCGGCGCAACAGCGGTCGCCTGGAGGTCGTGGACGGGCATCACCGGGTCGCTGCCGACATGCTGCTCGGCAAGCCCCACACCAAGGGTGTGATCATCCACGAGCGGGACCTGTAATGCTGGTCGAGGTCCCGGAGGTCCACCTGGTCACCCATCCCGACCGCATGATCATGGTCGAGAAGGGGCTGTCGCCGAAGCGCGCCCGTGCCGCCGCGCTGGAGGCCGTACGACAGGCCCGGCGCCGGATGCCGAAGCTCACCGGCGCCGCCGCGCGCGGGCTGCAGCCGCTGTACGGCAAGGGGTACTTCGGGCTCTCCTGGGCCACCGAGGTCGTCTGGTACCAGGACCACGGCACCAAGCCGTTCACCATGCGCTCGCTGGCCGGGCGGGTCATCCCGATGTGGATCGACGACCCGACCGGCCAGGAGCGGCGCGACAACCCCAAGGCCAAGACGCGCACCACGGAGTCCGGGAAGGTGCAGGTGCTGATCTTCCGGCGCGCGGCCCGCATCGGGGAGCGGAAGAAGGTCTACCGCAAGGACCCGAAGACGGGTCTGAAGGTGCTGGTCTCCGACACCCCGGCCCACTACCCGGGCGCGCCGGGCCGCATCGGCTGGCGTGAGGCCAAGCAGCCCTGGACCAGGCCGGGAAAGCGGCCGGGCGCCATCCACCCGGGCAACATCGGCGTCTGGTGGCGCCACCCGGGCCTGAAGCCCCGGAGTTTTTTGAACACGTCCATGACCCTCGCGGCGCAGAAGAACGGCCTGGTGGCCGAGCGGGTCTACGTCGCCGACCGGTCCTGGAGAAACAGCGTCCGCCTGCACGGCGAGGAGTTCCGGTAGGGAGCTGTCCGGCCCGCCTCTCGCACCCCAAGGGGTGACGGAGGAGGGCTGCCATGACCTTGGTGTGGTCGCAGATCATTCGGCTGAGCCAGTGGGGCGACGACTGGGCGCCGAAGGACAGCGACGAGGACGTCCACCCGGGCGAGATCGAGAGTCACCGGGGCAGCTGGGAGCTGAACCAGCATCATGTCAACCGGCTGGCCGACTCCATCCGGCAGCACGGCTACAGCCCGGAGCGGCACGGCGTGCTGGGGTGGAACTTCCACCAGGGCGGCGAGAACGTCTACAACCACGCCTCGGGCACCGAGACCGACCCCAACGACCACCTGCACCACGAGCATCTGCTGCAGGCGCTCAAGGACGTCGGGCACGGCCCGGTACGGGTGCACATCCACGATCAAGACTCGGACGAGCGCGGCAACTCGCCTCGGTACTACCACGGCACCACGGTCGAGGATCTCAAAGAGGTCAAGCCCAACCACAGCACGCGGGGCTCCTTCGGGAACAACGGAGCGATCCACGAGCCGGGCTACGCCTACGCCACCAGCCGCGAGAACGCTGAGAGCTACGCCGAGAGCAAGGCCGAAATCCATGGCGGTCGCCCTCTCGTCTACCGCGTCTCGCCGCTGGGTCCGGTCGAGAAGGACCCTTCGCACGACGCGCAGGGGCGCAGCAGGGCTAACTACGAATCGGACGTCCGGTCCAAGCACGGCTTCCAGGTCCTGGACCACGTCTGGTCCGGCGAGCACCCGGACGGCGACGAGGCATGGCACGACGATGAGGATGATTACGACGGCGGGTGGCACTGATGTACATCACCCGGGTCAAGGCCCTCGCCATCGAGGCGCTGCAGGCGGTCTTCGACAGCCAGTATCCCGTGACGGAGTTCCGGGGTCTGCACTGCTCGCTGGAGTACCCGGTCGAGAAGTCGTCGTTCCCCGAGGTCTGGGTGCGCTACAACGACACCGGCCCGCTGCGGCGGGCGGGCGTCTCACACGTCGAGGACACCGATCCGGGTGACGGTGGCCGGGTGCCGCCGTACACGCGTTTCCGGTTCGAGGGCTCCTGGGAGTTCGTTGTCGTCGCGCTGTCGAGCGTGGAGCGGGACCGGGTCTACGACGAGCTGGTCGCGACGATCGCCTTCTCCGGCTTCGATCCGTTGCGCAGCCGGTTCCGGTCGTACCTGGAGAACAACGACCTGATCGACCTGACAATCCGGACGGACGAGATCGAGTCGACCGGCGAGTCGGCTGAGCCGGGCACGCCGTGGGGGACGGACGAGGTCGTCTACGAGCGGACGTTGGCCATCGACCTGATCGGGGACTTCACGCCGGACCCGATGCAGGCCGGAGTGATCGTGCCTCTGTCGAAGATCGTGGTCACGCCGACCGCCGACCCCACCCTCGACGACCTCAGCGACAGCGGCTTCGACTCCTGGCACTGAGATCAGGACCCTAGCGATCCGCCTTCGTTCTCCCAGACCTCCACCATCGTCCTCCAGGAGGCTTCCTTGCGCCTTCGCTTCGAGCGGTTCAGAGTGTGCCACCAGCCACATACGCACTGGTAGGGCTTGTGGACGTCGCCGTCCCTCTCGTGTAGCTCCTGGCACTTCAGGAGAGCCAAGTCCTTGCTGAACTTCCGCTTCTTCGTCGGGCATGGAACGTACCGCCTGCGCCCACCTCTCCTCGCCATGCCAGGACTCTAGCGATCCGCTCCTGTCCACCGCCGCCCCGTCAGCCCAAGGGGTGACAGCTGACCGACGCGACTGGTGGGTGGCATGCCCGACATCTCTTCTGCGACGTACACGCCGCCCGGCGTGTACGTCAGCGACGAATCGACTCCCACGGTCACCCCGCGCGGTGTGTCGACCACGACCGTCACGGTGATCGGCCCGGCCCTGGGCTACCAGACGACCAGCGAGGTCGTCACCGTCAACTCCGCCTCGGCGACCGCGCTGTCGCAGCGCGGCGTGTACACCACGGCCGTCGTGGGCCCGCCTGCCATCGCGGCGCCCGTGGTCACGACCCTGTCGGGCACGGCCATGGTCTACAACACCGACTACACCTTCGTGGTGACCGCCGGTTCCGGCGGTGCGGCGACGGCGGTCACCTCGATCAAGCGGCTGTCGGCCAGCCAGAGTGACCTGACCCAGCCGTCGCCGAACGGTCTGAAGGACGGCGACCAGGTCCGGGTGACGTACGCGTTCACCAACGCGACGTACTACGAGCCGACCGAGTTCGAGGACTACGACCAGATCGTGGCCACGTACGGGCAGGCGATGGTGACGACCGCGCCGACGAGCCCGACCGCGTCGCAGGTCGCCTCGGCGCTGACGCTGGCGGCGAAGATCGCCCTGGAGAACGGCGCGGCCAGCGTCCTGTGCGTCGCCACCAACCCGTCGGCCGGGGACTACAGGGCGCAGCTGCAGGCGGCGTACAGCAAGCTGGAGGCGGACTACCGGGCGCAGATCCTGGTGCCGCTGTTCGTGGACGGTGCGTACAACGCGCACACGCCGACGAACGTGGCGAACCTGCTGGCCGACGTCAAGAATCACTGCGAGACGGCGGCGGCCGACGGCTACGGGCGCCTGGCGTTCACCGGCCTGGCCACGAACTACGACAACACGGTCGGTCACGACCAGCTGGCGCTGGCGCAGGCCAGCAAGCGGCTGGTGCTGTGTTACCCGAACCGGCTGTTGGCCTTCAACTCGGCTGTGAACGCCTCTACGGAGGTCGACGGCTTCTACCTGGCCGCCGCGATGGCCGGGCGTCTGGCGCGGAACGCGGTCGCGCGTGGGCTGACGAACCAGTCGCTGACGTCGTTCACCGGTCTGCCCGCGACGATCGCGCAGGCCATGACCCGGACCTTCCGTAACAACCTGTCGAAGTCCGGTGTGAACGTCGCGGAGATCAACCAGAACGGCCAGCTGGTCGCCCGGCACGGCGTCTCGACGAACATGTCGTCGATCCTGACGCAGGAGATCTCGCTGACCCGGATCGGCGACGTCCTGCTGCAGATGATCCAGGTCGGCATGTCCAACGCCGGGCTGATCGGTGAGCCGATCACGGCCGAGACAACGATCAACGTGAAGTCGGCGCTGATCGGCCTGCTGGAGCAGGCGGTCTCCGACTCGATCATCGTCTCCTACGCGAACGCGCAGGTGCGGCAGCAGTCGGCGGACCCCTCGGTGATCGAGGGGACCTTCAGCTACAAGCCCCCGATCCCGATGAACTACGTCGTCGTGAAGTTCGCCGTCGACCTGACAACCGGCGACACGACCACGGAGACGGACCAGAACGCCTGAGCCCGCGCGACAGGCGCTGTGACGGGCCGCCTGCCGCGCTCTTGGAGGACCCCCGGTGTGAGGGCGCCGGGGGTCCTCTGCTGTCCGTGGTCGCCCTCCCCGCCGTAGGGGGTGAGACCTACGGATGGGGTGGTGAGCAATGCCTGCAGGCAAGGTCCGCGTCACCGGCTCCGGCTACAGCACGTTCGTGTACGCCGGTAAGCCGATCGCGTTCCTCAACTCGGTGGAGGACTCCGGCCAGCGGGCGTGGAGCGACAAGGGGCAGGCGTACAGCTTCATCCAGCCCCTCGGCTCGCGCACGCCGGTGGAGATCGCGACCTCCCGCGTTCTGGGCGGCGGCACGCTGCAGCTGACGATCCAGGAGCTGTGGAACCAGGCGATCTGGGAGCAGCTGGCCGGTCTGGCCGGAACGAACAACATCGTCGAGATCTTCGACCGCCTGGCGCGGACGCCGAACTACGTCACCGCGCAGACGATCATCAAGCCGCCGGGCACCGAGGCAACCCCCTCGAAGTGGCGCGGCAAGATCTATCACAACGTCACCGTGGTCGACATCGCCGACGGCGACACCTTGACGGTCGGCGGCCTGGACGTCGCCAAGCCCGTGGTCTGCGCCTACACCCACACATCCCGACTGCGCTGACCAGGAGCGACGCGATGACGGACACCTACGGCACCTTCGACCCCGCCGACCGGCCGGGCCGTAAGGCCGCCATGCCGGAGGCCAAGCCGAGCCTGAAGGCCGAGGACGGCACGGAGCTGCCCGGCTTCGACCCGCGCTACACCGAGGCGTTCGAGGGGCTCGCTTTCCTGGGCTCGCTGACCGAGAGCTTCTCCTGGCTCGGGCACGAGTTCGTGATCCGCACCCTCGGCGTGGACGAGCAGCTCGCCGTCGCCCAGGTCACCGCCCGGTACAAAGACGGCGGCGAGCAACTCGCCTACGTCGCGGCCGTGGTGGCCATGTCGATCGTGACGGTCGACGGCGAGGAGCTGCCTACGCCGATCGGTGAGGACCAGCAGCTGGCGGAATGGGCGCACCGGCGGTTCGCCTACGTCAAGGCCAACTGGTTCCAGCCGACGATCAACGAGGTGTTCCAGCGCTACCTGAAGCTGGAGGACACGGTCGCCCAGGTCGTCGAGGCCATGGGAAAAGCGTTCGCCCCGGCCGCATAGATCCGTGGCTGGAGCGCCGTCTGCGGATCGCTGAGCGGCGGGGGCTGCTGTCGGGGCGGCACCTGTCTCGGGTGCAGGAGTTCGGCCTGGAGCTGCTCATCCTCGCCGACGGCTGGAAGGCGGCCGAGCAGGACGAGAAGGCGTTCGAGGACCAGCTGAAGTTCGCCCTGGTGGCTGCGGGCGTGGACGCGCCCGATCTGTGGCCGAGGGACGCCGCCGACGTCCCGGACGACGAGGACGTCGACTACGACTACTCCGCCGTCGACTGGCAGCAGGGGTCGACGGACGACTGGGAGCGCATGCAGCAGGCTCTCTCGGCCTCGCGGGTGCAGGTGTCCGGGGACCGGCAGGAGCCGGAGGACGAGCCGCCGGTGCCGGACATGGACGACGGATTCGATCGGGAGTGGCAGTAGATGGCGACCCCTCCGCCGCCCCCTCCGGGTGGCAGCACTCCGCCGGGCGGCCTGACGGGCGCCCTGCAGTCGTTGGCCATGCAGCTGCAGGCGCTGCTGCACCAGAACCAGACGTTGCAGAACCTGCCGTCCAGCACGGCCAACGCGCTGCGACAGGCGCGACAGAACATCCTGAACCCGCAGGCGCTGATGGGCGGCCAGGTGCCTGCTCCCGTCGCGCCGAACGCGCAGTGGCTGCAGCAGACGGCCGCGCAGTTCCTGAGCCAGGTGGTGCTCAACCAGCCTCAGCGTTCGACGGGATCGGGGCCGACGCCGCCTGGGCCGACGCCTCCGACCACACCGCCTCCGCCCGCGCCCTTGGGTATGCCGTACCCGTACCCCTTCCCGTACGTGAGCCCGTATGGGCACCCGCACATGCCGTACACCGGCCCCATGCCGGGCTACGGCGGCCCTCTCGTTGCGCCGTCGCACCCGGGCAGCAGCGGCGGCCACTCCTCGGGCATCGGCTCGTGGACGAAGTCGATGCTGCCCCGTGTCGGCGCGGCCATCGGCGGCCCCTGGGGCGCCGTCGCGGGTGCCGCTGTCGCTGCGGCCACGGACATCCCGGCAGAGATCCGCAGCCAGCGCGACAAGAACGCCTACTACCAGTCGATCGAGGGCGGCTCGAACTTCGACGGCTTCGGCGAGCGCCTCCACGAGGAGGCGTACCGGTGGACGACGTTCGGTGTGCTCTCCTCCGACGAGGCCCGCCAGGCATTCAAGGGCGTCACGAAGTTGGGCTACAACTCCAAGGTGGAGGGCGGCATCGGCCGCCAGGACGCGCTGAACTTCATCTATCACGGCAAGACCCGGCGCGGTGAGACCGTCGGCGAGTCCCTGCAGCAGCTGCAGGTGAACTCGAAGAACGCCCTGGGGTCGCTCAACGATCTCAACGATGCCCTGAACGCGGTCTCCGACAGCGCGGGCAAGGCCGGGGTCAACGCGCAGCAGGCGCGCGCCGAGTTCACCCAGCTGATGGACCAGGCGATCAAGAGCGGCTACGGCTCGTCATCGACGGACGTGGCACGCCAGGAACAGGACCTGAAGAACAGCTACGGCCGGTCGTTCCAGGACATCGACGCCTCGGGCCGTCTGTCGCAGTCGCACGCCTACATGGCGGCTTCCCTCAGCGGGATCTCCGTCTCTCAGTACCTCACTGGAGGGGTGGAGACGAAGGCGCACGCCGATCAGGTCCTGGACCGGGCCACGGTGAAGGCCGCACTGAAGCCGGGCGTCGAGGACTGGATCAAGGCGCACGTCAAGGCTGCCGGAGGGAAGCTCGACGAGCAGGCGGCGACCCAGCTCGGCCAGGAGATGCTCCAGCAGTTCTACCCCAACGACCCTTACGCTCTCTCGGCTGTCGTGGCGTCGCTGTCCGGGTACTCGAACCTGGGAAGCGACCCGGTCAAGGCCGCTACGTGGCTCGTTCAGCAGTACAACGGCAAGGGTGCGCTGGCCACGGCCAAGGCGGACGAGAAGAAGACCAGCAAGTCGAACGCGGTCAAGACCGGGCTGACCAGCATCAGCTACCCGGACCAGGAGAAGCACGGCGGCTTCCTGGGCTTCGGCGCCAGCAACTCCAAGGCGTGGGACGCCTACTCGAAGTGGGTGCACGAGAAGGGCCACGGCAAGCTGCAGGACGACCCTGTCATCGACAGCCTGCTCAACAAGATCAAGGGCGACGACAAGACGAAGGTCGCCGTCACCACGAAGTCCGGCAAGCGGGTGGTGTCGCTGGCCGACGCGATCAAGAACCACCGCAACGAGCTGGCGTCCGGCAAGGCCGTCATCGTCGAGGGAGACCAGGCGGGCAAGTCCGTCGCCGACATCCTCGGCAAGGGCGGTGTCGACCCGCTGCGCGACTTCTCCAAGGAGGCCAAGGCCACCGACAAGTCCGGCGAGTCGTACGCCAAGTGGGAGCAGGGCAGCAACGCCAAGGAGAGGAAGGCGCGGCAGAACCTGCAGCTCACTCTGACGCCGGAGGCGCGGCGCCTGCTGACCGTCCTGGACTCCACCGGTGTGGCCGGGTCCTCCGCGACCGCCACGCCGCCGCTGAGCCCGTACGCCTCGAACCCCAGCTACGGCGGGGAGTAGGCCATGGCTCTCGCGTCCCTGGGCTTCGCGGGCGGCCCGCAGATCACGTTCCGGATCAACCCCACGTCGATCGACTGGGGGTTCGACATCCACACCTCGGTCACCCCGACCGTAGGCGGCAGGGTCGTGCAGATCACCGGCGCGACCCTGCGGGACGTGACGGTCGTCGGCTACCTCGGCGAAAACCGGAAGGCAGGAGCGGCCCCACGCGGCCAGGACCACCACGGGGCCAGCTGGCGCCTGCACGAGGCCTTCATCGCCAAGTGCCGAGCCATCATGGAGCACCAGTCCCGGGACTCCCGTACGCCCGGCAAGATGCACGCCCCGGCGGTCTTCAACTACCCGCCGCACGGCTGGCGCTGGCAGGTCTACCTCACCGAGGTCTCCGACATCGACGGCCAGGCCTCGATCGAGCACCGCACCGGGAAGTACTCCCACGGCTACCAGCTGAGGCTGTTCATCGTGCAGGTCGGCTCCGACTCGCTGGTCAAGGCGGGCACCTCGAAGAACGCGGTCGACGCCGCCCAGGAGAAGGCCATCGCCTCCTACATCGCCCGCATCAGTGAGGGCATCGGCTGGCGCCAGACCGAGTACAACGGCGGCCTCATCGACGACGGCCAGACCAGCAAGGAAAGCGACAAAGGCCAGAAGGAGGACAAGTAGTGGCCAACCAGTGGGGCGCCGACGTGCCCGTCTCCATGCCGCAGCCGCTGCGCGCCGACCAGAAGGCCATCGTGCCCATGGGCGGCTTCGTGATGACCCTCGACGGCCTCTTCCCGGACATGTCCGCCGCCGACCACGAGCGGCTCGCCACGCCCTCCTACGCCCCCTACAACCCGCACCGGCCGGTCCAGGAGACGATCCCCGACCCCGAGGAGGAGTGAGCCGTGGCCGACACCCGCAAGGGCCTGAACTGCACGCTCACCTACCCCAAGGACGGAACGAACCACACCTTCCGGGTGCGCGCCGACGTCCTCGGCCACGGCATGACGATGGTCGCCGACTCCTCCAGCGCACGGAACGCGCGCGCGTACTACCCGCACCGGCCGACCCCGTCCCGCTTCTACCTGCGGGTGCTGCTCAAGGGGTACAGCGAACGGAAGGCGTTCGCCGACTGGATGCAGGGCTACGCGAACTTCGTCATGAACCCCGGCCTGCCCGCCGGAGACAAGTTCCCCGACATGCGAGTACTCCTCCCCGCCCGGGGCTTCGACCGGGAAGGTGTGCCGCTGTCGGGCTTCGAGTGGGGCAACACGGTGGGAGCCATGGTGTGGACGCCGGTCATCACGTTCGAGTGCACCCGGGAGCCGCAGGACACCGAGTCCTGGGCGCCGAGCAAGTTCGTGGACGCCAAGGACCCGGACATGAAGTACTTCTGGCCCATGGGCACACAGCTCGGCGGCAACGCGGTCCCGTCCGGCAACTACCAGACCATCGACCCCAGCAGCGACGGCGGCTCCGACCCCGGCCAGACCGAGCCCAGCACCCCAATGCCCAACGAGGGCACCCCGCCGAACGAGCGGTACGACTACGGGAACTAGGCCTTGACGGGAATAGGCCGACACACTGGTCATCCTTCCAGAAGCCTCACTGTGAAGAGACCTCTTTCGCCCACCAAGGGGCGGAGGTGGTCTCGTGCCGAATTTCGTCCTGGCCCCGGGCGTGAAGGCATACATCGCGACGGAGAAGCACGGAATCATCGACGTCTCGGACGACCTTGTCGAGGGCTCGATGACGCGCCGGTCGGACGGCGTCAGCTCATTCAATTTCAGCCTGCAGAACACCCGGCGGAAGTACGACGGCGTGCTCACCCCGAACGACCGCATCTCGGTGCAGATGAAGCGGCTGAAGTGGGTGCAGGTCTTCACCGGCTACCTGAACAAGGTGCCGCTCGTGACGGCCTGGCCGCGTGTCGTCCACCTGACCGCTTCGTGCTCGCTGAAGCGGCTGCAGTACTGGTACTGGGACTCCCACGCCGAGGCGTCGCAGGCCATGGTGCGCCAGGCCCTGGAGGACGCGGGGAAGGACACCGGTGTCTCCGACGGCGGCATGACGAATGTCGCGCTCACCGTGCTGAAGAAGGTCGTCGGCTGGCCCGAGTCGAAGGTCCACATCGCCCGTATCCCGGGCACCTGGTTCTCCGTCGTCGAGACCCTGGCCAAGCAGATCAACGCCCAGCTCGACGACGCCGACGAGATCGCGCGTGCCCTGTTCGAGCAGCTTGGCACCGCGTCCGTCGGCGGTACGGGCGGTGCCGACGCCAGCTCGCTGAACGGCACCTACGGCGGGTTCAACAACCCGGACCAGAAGGCCAACGCCGCGATCATCTACAACGTCGGCAAGGAGAAGGGCGGCTCCGGCCGCGACTGCATCATCGCGATCATGGTGGCGATGCAGGAGTCAGGCCTGCGCAACCTCAAGGGGGGCGACCGGGACAGCGCAGGCCTGTTCCAGCAGCGGCCCTCACAGGGCTGGGGTACGTACGAGCAGGTGACGGACCCTCGGTACGCGTCGGGGAAGTTCTTCGACGCCCTCTTCGAGGTCAAGAACCGCAACAGCATGGAGCTGTGGCAGGCATGCCAGGCCGTGCAGCGCTCCGGGGTCCCGAGGGCGTACGCGAAGCGCGAGAAGCCTGCGACCGCCATGGTGCGCGACCTGGAAAAGGGCGGCGGGAAGTACGGGGACCTCAAGTCGAAGCCCCAGGGCACCATCTCCGGCGTCGACCTGGCCCAGCTCGCGGTGAACTTCTGCCAGAAGTACCCGAACATCCCGTACACCCAGAAGTACGGCGGCACCCAGCTCGACGTACTCTCGCAGAACCCCCCGCCCGGCCTGGACTGCTCCAGCTTCGTGCAGGCCATGTACCTGCGCGCGTTGGGCTCGCTGTACGGCCTGCCGCGCGTGGCGTCCGCGCAGTACGACGCCTGCAAGAAGGTGTCGGTGGAGAAGGCGCTGAAGACGCCCGGGGCGCTCGTCTTCAAGGGGTCCTCGCCGGACGGCATCTACCACGTCGAGATGAGCCTGGGTGACGGCAAGAGCACGATCGGCGCGCACCGCGCCGGGGCCAAGCCGCACGACGTCGGCATCAACCCGCCGTCGGCGCCGTCGTACTGGGACTACGGCGGCTTCCTGCCTCGCGTCGCGTACACCACCGGCGCGGGCACGGTCATCTTCGAGGGGTCGGACGGCACCAGCGGCGGCGTCAACGACATGAGCGGCGATCCCGGGGTCGAGCTGTCCACCGGCGCCGACGCGCCTGGGTACAACCCCAAGGACCCGTTCGACAAGATGTTCGGCGACAACGCCTGGGCGCCGATCTCGACGGCGGAGAACGACCCGAACTACTTCCTGGCCCAGGCTCTGGCCGGACCGCGTGCGCTGCTGAACGACCAGCCGCTGCTGCCTTACCTGAAGAACCTGTTCAACTCGACGATGCGGAGCTTCTGCAGCGCACCGAATGGTGACCTGATCGCCTGGTACCCGGACTACTACGGGATGTGGGGCACGGCCGCCAAGATGGTCATCCAGCCCATCGAGGTGCAGGACTTCGAGGTGTCCTGGTCGGACGACTACATGGTCACCCACCAGTTCGTCGTCACCTCGCCGCAGACGCGAAACCTCTTCGACCCGGCGACTGGAACCGTGCAGCAGTCCGTCGCTGACTCCGTCCTGGCGAACATGGCCGTCTTCACCACGGGCGTCGTCACCGTCGACTTCCCGGGCGTGTGGAAGGCCCTGTTCGGGATGGACATGACGGAGAAGCAGGCGAAGGCGTACGCGGACTCGATCAAGCAGCGGTTCGGTGCCCGGCCGGACTACCAGCAGCTCCCTGGTCTCGTCGGCCCGAAGGCGCAGCTGTTCACTGCGATCTTCCTGTTCATGCGGCAGTTCGCCTTCCAGTACCAGGCGTCCATTCCGTTGACCTTCATGCCGGAGCTGTGGCCGGGCATGCTGCTGCAGTTCCCGGCCTTCAACTTCCAGGCGTACGTCACGACGGTGACGCACAGCTTCAAGTTCGGCGAGGGCGGTTACTTCAACACCTCGGTCAGCATCGCGGCCCCGGCCCGTCTCACCGGTGACAAGAAGCTGCTCGGCCTGCCGATGGCGGGAGGCAACTGATGATGGGTCCGGGGAACGCCGCTACGCACGGGATCGGCTGGACGGTCAAGCAGGTCCGGGTCCGCGAGCTGATAGCGGGCAAGAAGCTCGCTCTGTGCGTGGACACCGAGGGCACGCAGATCGAGGTCACCACGGCCATCCACCGCACCGGCATCACGCCGGTTGTCGGTCAGGACTGGCTGGTCGACCGCACATACGGGGTATGGAGCTTCGCCGCCTGGCTGGACGTGTAAAAAACTGACGGCCCGGAAACCGTGACATGCATGTCACAGAATCCGAGCCGTCCAAATCTGTGACATGCATGTCACAGATCCTGAGTCAGCCGGTGAGCAGGCCTTCGGCCTCGGCCACCCTCTTCTTCATGTCCTCGACGTACTCCTCGGCGGACTGCCGGTCGACCTTGACCAGCTCCTGGAGGAGCGCCAGGTCGATCTTCCCGGCGGCACGGGCCTCCTTCAGGCGGACGTCGACAGGACGCGGCTGGCGAGCGGTGATCTCCTTGGGCCCTTTGGCGGCCAGGGCGGTGGCCTCCATGAGGCGGCGGAGGTGCCTCACCGCCGAGATGGTCACCGGGCCCTCCTTTGCCAGCTCGGTGTACTTGGCGCGGAGGAGGTCGTGGTCGTCCTTGCCAATGGTGTACAGCTCGTCCACGACGTTCTGGGCCAGCGGCTCGGTCAGCAGGCCATCGAGCGCGGTGTAGACGACGTGATGCTTGATCGCGCGGTAGTAGGTGTGCCGCTCGATGCCGATGGAGTGGGCGAACTTCTCGACGGACTTGTGGCCGCCCGCCTTGTAGCTGCCCTTGGCCTGGACCTCGGCGAGCCAGCGGCCGGTGAGGGTCCAGTAGTTCTTCTCGATCTCGGCGAACCCGCTGCCAGCCGCCTCGCCGATCTTGCGGATCTGGCGTTCCGCGTGCGCGAGGTGCTGCAGGTCGCTGATGTCGTCCGGCGCGGGGACGTACTGGAAGGGGTCGGCGGGCTCCGGGGAGTGGACGATCCCTTCAAGAGGCGCCTGAGCGACCTGGTGGGGCACCTGCGGCTCATCGGCCGGTTCGCTCACAGCGGCGGCGGCAGCGGCTTCCAGCTCATCGTCCTCGCCTCGGCGGGCCTGAGAGCTGACGGCCTGAGCGGCGGCCAGCGCCGCTGCGGCCCGCTTCTGGGCGGCGGTCTGCTTCGGCTTCGGTGCGACAGTCACTCGGCCCATCAGGCGGCCAGTCCCTTCATGAGGTGGCGGAACAGCAGGCCGAACTCTTCGAGGTGGCCTCGCTTCGGGGTGGTCTCCCAGGCGCGCGGGTAGTCCGGGGAACCGCTGATCTGGAACTCCTTCGGCACGACGGCTGCCTTAACCCGGGAGGGGTCCTCGGCTTTGACGATGGCCTCCAGGACGGGGCGCTGCTCGTCGGCGAGCGTGTTGTTGCCGGAGCACTTCACCAGGAAGACCGAGACGGCGAGATCCGGGTTGGCCTTGGTGCCCTTGGCTGCCTGGCGGATCGACGCCTTGATGCGGGAGATCTCGAAGCCGGACGGGGCGACGGGGAGGATCACCATGTTGGCGACCTTGCACATCTCCCAGTACGTCTCCTTGCCTGCGCCGCCGATGTCGACGATGACGACCTGGTAGGACTTCTTGAGTTCCTCGATCACGTCGTCGAGGTCCGGTCCGTCTTCGTCCTTGGGGTCGTAGTTGACGAGGTCGAAGGGGACGTGCTCGGGGGCGGGGTTCCCCTCGTCGTCGACTCGGTTCTCGCGGATCCGGTACCAGTTGTCGACCGTCTGGGAGTTGTCGTCGGTGTCGACCACCGCAACCTTCAGGCCGAGGAGGATGGACAGGTACAGCGCCAGGAAGATCGCGCTGGTCGTCTTGCCGGTGCCTCCCTTGAGGACGCCGATCCCGATGACGAGGCAGCCGTTCTCGTCGAGCCACGCGAAGATCTCCTCGCGCGACGCGGCCTGTGCCATCACCTTCTTGTGCTGTTGTCTGGGGAGCGTAGAAGTCTTCACTCCGGGTCCCTTCCTAGGCGGTTGTCGCCCCACATCTTGCCGCACCGGCGTTGCCCGGGTGCGCAGGACCCCGTGTTTCACCCCCGATTTGAAGCGGAAGGGGGTGAGGAGGTGGCTCATGAAGACGCTGGCTCTCGTCGGCGGTGACCTGGCACTGGGGGATGGCGGCTACCGGACGCTCACCGGCGCGGCCCGCATCCGGCAGGACCTGGCGCTCGCGCTCGCCGAGCCGTACGGCCACGACACCTACCACCCGCAGTTCGGGTCGGTGCTGGCCGCGCACATCGGTGAGCCGCTGACGCCGGAATTGGAGCTGCTGGTCCGCGCGGAGGTCGTGCGGGTGGTCCAGCAGTACGTGGACGGCCAGCAGGCTCAGATCGCAGCCGACGCCCTGTCCGGTTCCCGGTCACGGTTCAGCTTCCAGGATGTGGTGCAGTCGGTGCAGTCCATCAGTACGGACATCCAGTACGACACGATCAAGGTGACCATCGCGCTGAAGACGCAGTCCGGCGGTACGGTCCGAGTGCTGCGGACGGTGAGCACCTGATTCTGTGACATGCATGTCACAGGTCCGCTGAATCGGTATGGTGGTGCGCCTCGGGCGACGCGCGTCCGATTCAGCAGAAGACCTCACCGCTCCGAACCGGGTGACGCCGGGGAGCACCGGGGTCGGCGCGGCCCCCAGTTCCAGCTGGAGGCAGAAGGCGGAGTCCACCCATAGGGACTCCGCCTTCATTTTTGCTGTGCGGTGCCTTCCTCTCGTCCTCAAGGGGTGACGAGAAGGAGGGCGCCGCATGGGTGTTTCCAGGGACGACATCGTCTCGCAGATGCGTGACGCGCTGCTGGTGTCCGACCCGGAGCTGGACACGTCCATCGGCACCCCGGTGCGGAAGATCCTGGACGCGGTCGCAGCGTCGCTGGCCGACGCCTACGTCGAGAACCACCTGCTGTCGTACGCCTACGACATCGACAGCAAGACGGACGCCGACCTGGACTCCTTCTGCCAACTGTTCGGCATCGCGCGGATCGCGGCCCGGCGCTCGGTCGGCACGGTGACCTTCTCCCGGACCGGCGACCTGACCCCGACCGTGTTCATCCCGGTCGGCACGGAGATCGCGTCCTCGTCGGACTCCTCGGTCGTGGTCACCACGGTGGTCGGCGGCACGCTCATGCCGGGCGCCTCGTCGGTCACGGTGCCAGTCCAGGCCGTGACGGCCGGTCCGGAGGGCAACCTGGGTGCGGGGATGGCCACCCAGATCACCTCCCCGATCCAGGGCGTCAACACCGTCACGAACACGGCTGCCTTGACCGGTGGCCTGTCCCGGGAGACCGACTCGGAGCTGCGGACCCGCTGGAAGTCGACCGTGTTCCGGTCGCTTGCCGGTACGGAGCAGATGTACCGGGGCGTGGCCCTGGACGACACCGACTGCTACGCGGTGTCCGTCGTCGGCTCCTCCCGGACACGATCGGAGATCCTGCAGGTGCCCGCGACCGGCAACACGGTCTGCCAGATCACGGACGCCCGCTACATCTACTCCTCGCCGGTGCAGGTGACGAAGTCCGACGGCACGCCGCTGATCAAGGACTACGACTACACGTGGATCCCGTCGAATCCGCCCGCCATCGCCGGACTGTCGGCGTCGTTCCCTGCGGCCGGTGAGCTGCTCACGGTCGAGTACCAGTACCTGCCGGTAGTGAGCCGGAACGACCCGGCGAACAACATCACGAACCGGGTGGACATTTTCGTCGGCGGCACCCGGGCGCAGTCGGCCCAGACGTCGCTGGTGTTCAAGCAGACGAAGAGGTTCCAGACCGTCTCGACTGTGGACCTGTACACCGGGGCGTGGCTGCGGTCGGACCAGACACGGCCGGACGCGAACAACGTCTTCGTGCCGCTGCCGTTCGGGCCGATCGTGACCGTGCCGTCCACGATGTCGGTCGCGGGCACGACGTACGGTCTGGCTACGACGGCACACCCGCTGGGTACGGTGGCCAACGGCGTGACGTACGCGTACACGGTTGTCCATGAGGACACGGTGGACGGCTGGACGCCGACCTCGCGCTTCGGCCTGGAGTGGCACCGCACCTACCTGCCCGCCGACAACTCGCCGGTCTCCGTCGGCGGTAACGGCGACTACACCTACAACGAGGTACCCGCCTCGGTGCAGGACGCGGTCAACCGGTGGCGGTTGACAGGGATCGACGCCCAGGTTCACCAGGCAAAACAGCGCTGGCTGCGGTTCGCGCTGGGCGTGATGTACACGGCGTCGTCGACTGGGTCGGTTGACTCGGTCCAGGACGCCATCCGGTCCGCCTTGAGTGACTACCTGAACCGGATGGACTTCAACTCCAACGTCCAGATCAGCGACGTCCTCACAGTCATCCACCAGGTACCCGGCGTGGACAACTGCCGCCTGCTCAACGGCGCGGACGTGACCGGCTACACCTCGGCCAACCCGAACGCGTCGATCGTGGGCGTCCAGCAGATCGCTCCGAACGCGGCTCCGAACTCCGCCGCGCTGTTCTCCCACGTCGACCCGGCAACCGGCCGGGCCAAGGACATCTACTTCCGCGACGACGAACTGCCCGTGCTCGGAGGCGTGGTCTTCAAGACCCTCGCCCGCAACTCCTTCGGGGTGCTGTGATGGCAGACGACCAGCTCCACCAAGGCGACGGAACCTTCGGAACGGCCGTCATCTCCGGCGGCCTGATCCCGTTGCAGGCCGACGTCACCGTGCCGCAGTCCACCGCGCTGGCCAGCGGCACGGGCATGCTCGTGGCCGACACGGCCGTCGCCGAGCAGCTGCGGCACTTCCCCGAGGAGGTCTACGACCTCCGGCCCACCTCGCACCTGGTCCGTCTGATGCAGGCTCTCCTCGGGGACTCGGGCGTCGGCCAGCTCCGCAAGCGGCTGCTGGTGGCCCAGATGCAGAGCCTGTCCGCCTCCGGGGCAAGGTTTTTCGATCTCGACCGGTTCTACGGGGCGATCTTCAACGCCACCCGGAACGACGCCGAGGTCCTGCCGATCAACCCCATGGAGACGTCGGCCGCCACGGCCGCCGAGTGGGACTCGATCGAGGCCGCCGATGCCTCCTTCCGGGACCGGATGACCGCGCTGGCCAAGGCAATTGCCATGGGCGGCACCGTGCCGGGCCTCAAGGCGGCCGCCGAGGCCATCACCGGCGTCGAGGCCGACGTCTACGAGTCCTGGGCCCTGATCGACGCCGCCGGAGACACCGACGAGACCGCACACACCTGGGAGTGGATGGAGGGCGGCACCTGGGGGGACTACGAGGGCGAGATCTGGGGTGCGCTGGAGGGCACACCGTTCTACGGCCGCTCCGGCTCCCTGACCCGCAGCGAGGTCCTGGTCCGGGTCAACCGCGACTACCCGACCACTCCGGAGGGCCGGGCGCAGCAGGCCAGCGACGAGTCGGCGCTGGTGCGCGTCCTTGAGCGGCTCAAGCCCGCTCACCTGCTTCTCACGGTGGACACGCAGGGCACCTCGGCCCTCGTGGCACGCGGAATCGCCGGTGTGCGCGCGGACAGCGAGAACTGGGAGATCGTCCCTCAGGTCACCCCGAGCCAGGTGCCGACCAGCACGAACCCCTACCCGCTGTCGGCGATCCAACAGCAGGACGGCGTGGACCCGAGTTCTCCCCGCGTGCTGCCGCGCCCGCCACTGACCGCCCGGCTCGGAGACCAGTGGTCCTACGGACAGCAGGTCCCCACCTGCCGCTCCTACGCAGTCGCCCCGGATGACACGGCCGACTTCACTACGCCCGGAACCGTCCCGGACGCCGACCTCGGCTCGATTGACCAGACGGTTGTCTGGCGCGACGGCACCTCGACCGTCTACCGGGCCTCGCTCGGCGCGCTCGACCCGCTGCTGAGCCATGCCGCCCGCGCCGGAGGCGACGGCGTGCTGATCGCCAATCCGTACTCCGGCGACCGGCGGACGGTCCTTACCACTGACTGACAGACTGGCGCGGTGAAGAAGTTCAACGGCTCCGCTAAACAGCGGAGAAAGGCGAAGTCGCAGGTCTATCACCTTCAGGAGGGGCGCTGCGCCGAGTGTCGGCGCTCCCTTGTGATCGAGCAGATGCGAATCACGCGCATCGACAACAGCACGAAGTCGTGCGCACGGGCGAACCTGCGCGTGGTGTGCGAGCTGTGCCTGGAGTTCATCGACCGAGAGCGCCACGAAGCGGCGATGGCACGGCGTGCGGCACGTGAGCAGGAAGCCGTACCTCCCGCGTAGGCCTGCTGTTCTTCAACCCTCCGGCGTCACCAAGGGGTGCAAGGAGACGCCGGAGGGAGCCACACCGACATGGCCGACCTGTACGCCAACTACGCCGCGCTGGCCGCCGCGCGGCAGATCGGTGTGGACTACCGGATCCTGGTCCGTACGCCTCCGGGCTCCCGGCTGGCGCACATCGCCATCCACGGTGGCGGCATCGAGCCGGGCACCACGGAGGTCGCGGACTACCTGGCCGGGTCAGCCAGCCGGTTCTACTCCTTCGACGGCATGCTGACGTCGGGAAACAGCGACCTACACATCACCTCGACGAACTTCGACGAGCCGCAGGCCCTGGACCTGGTCGCGGCCGCCGACTACGTCATCTCCTGGCACGGCGCGGCCGGGGCCGAGCCGATCACTTACGTCGGCGGCCTGGACACAGAGACGGCTGAGCGGATCAAGGAGGCTCTGGAGCAGGCAGGATTCACGGTGTCGCCTGCCAGCGAGGAGCTGAACGGCGGCGACCCGGCGAACATCTGCAACAAGGGCACCCGGCTCATGGGCGTGCAGATGGAGCTGTCGCTGGGCCTGCGGCAGTCCTTCTTCGAGGACTTCACCCGGCCCGGCCGGGACAGCGGCGCGCGCACCTCGGTCTTCTACGCCTACATGGTCGCGATCCAGACGGCACTCAACGGCCTGGACGTGCCGGGCAAGGCGATCGGGTCGGCGTGGAAGGGCCGGGTTGCCCAGCCCGTGACCGGCACCGGGTCGGCGTCCGGAGACTTCGGTATTCCGGCCCTGGCGCCGTTGACCGTGGACGGCATGCCGCTTGACTCGCTCAAGGACGCGTTGCGCCTGTCAACTCAGCGGCAGGCGTCGGGCAACATGGAGCGGTTCTGGTCAAGTGCCCCCCGCGACAACGGTGACCCGGTGCGGGAGGTGTTCGAGTTCTCGCTGGCCACGGCCCGGCCGGTCAACCGCGTCTCGTTCTCTCTCGCGCGGTTCCCGCAGCGGGCCTGGGTGCAGTACCGCGACGCCGACGGGCTGTGGCGGCCGCTGCAGAACGCGCGCCTGGGCGGCCCGGTCCAGATCAGCATCCTGGACTCGGTCCCGGCGGTGATCCCGGCCGGTGTGGCCGACGACGTGAAGCTGCACCCGCAGCACTTCGGTGCCGGGCACTGGATGGCGCAGGAGGTCGACGTCCAGCCGGTCACGGCGAGCCGGTTCCGGATCGTCATGACCCGGCTGCCGTCGTCGGCGTACCCGCGCGGCTCGGACAACCAGCCGGTTGCCTACTCACTCGGGGTCAAGGACGCGCTGGTGTCCTACCGCGCCTCCAGCTTGACCGACCTGCCGTGGCTGCCGCAGCAGGACGCCGAGCACACGGTGCCGATTGCCGGGTCAACCGACCTGCTCGGCTCCCAGGTTGACTACCTGCTCCGGCGCAACCGGGCGGACAACCTGGTACCACCCGCGAGCGGCGTGTGGCGTTGCGCACCGCAGCCGGTCCCGAACGCCGTGGTGAGCCTGTACCTGGACCTGCGGACCTCGGACGGCAGCGCTCAGGTCGTGGACCGGCTCTACGTTGACCCGGTCACGTCGGGTGTGTCGTGCAACCTGTACTACACCGACGCCACGGTGGTGCCTGAGCGGTTCGAGCCGTCCGACGCGCCCTTGACCTTGCCTCTTGTCCGGGCAAGCACGGACACCCCGGTCGTTGACAGCGAGGGCGTGCTCTTTGACTCGGCCGACTCCTACCTCGACGTGGACAACAGGGCCTGCCAGTTCGACCCGGGCCAGCCGTTCCTGATGGGCATGGTGGTCTACCCCCAGTTCACCTCCGGCGACACCGGTCAATTCACCGTCCTGGACACCCCGGCCATGACCATCTGGTTCGAGGCCGGGTCGGTCAAGGTGCGCCTGGGTGACCGCACAGTGGAGATGGACCCGGTCACGTTCGGAGTCAACGAGCGGATCCCGCTGGCGGTTGCCTACGACGGGTCGACGTTGACCGTGCGCACCCCGTGGTCAACCCGGATTCAGGAGGCAACTCACGTCGTTGCCCAGGCACCGCCGAACGTGATCCGGCTCGGCGGCCCGCTCTCGGGTCCGGGCGGCTCGATCCGGTTGCGCAACCTCTTCCTCGCGCTCGGGCGCGCCGCCGACGTCGACACCATCGAGGCCTACTGGGACGACCCGGCGGCCTACGCCCTCAGCCCCGGCTACGGGCAGGACGGGACCGCGCACACCAGCGCCAGCGCGATCTTGCGGATGGACCCCAGCCTGATCACGGCTGGGCAGGAGTCGGTGTGTCCGTGGGGGCTGATCGGTGGCCCGCCGGTCGCTCTGGACGACCTGGTGTGGACACCGGTCCCCGGGGACTTCACCCTGCGCAAGGGGCTGATGAAGTTCCGGCCGATCAAAGCCCGGCATCTGAAGATGGAGTTCACCAACCTCCAGCCGATGGTGCTGACGCCGTCGCAGGCCTCGCCGCTGGTGGAGACCAGGCTGTTCCCGGCCGACACCGGGCAGGGGTCCAGCATCGTCGCGTCCGGCGCGACCGTCTCCGGCGCGGCCCCGGCGGGCGCCCGGGTCGCCACCGAGCAGGGCGCGGTCTACCAGTACGTGGACGCCAACCGGATCGTGTCCTCCACGTCCAGCAGCGCCCCGTACCTGCCCACGGAGGCCCTGTACGCGCCGGATCCGCTCGCAGCGCAGCAGCTGCGCCGCTCGGGCCAGCGGTTCCCGTACATGCCGCTGCCGGGCACCAAGGCGCCGCGCTTCACCAGCACGGGAGTGCACCGCTACCACGTGGTCCAGCTGGCCATGGACACCAAGGTCGGCTACACCGTCGCTCTGTCCCAGGTCCTGGCCTACCTGGCCGACCCGGTCGCGCAGCGCGACACCGAGCAGTACGTCGAGCTGTTCCACGACACGGCCTACCTGTCCGGCTACGACGCGTCCCAGCAGGGCGGATGGAAGCACACCGGCACTGCGATGGTCACCACCGATCAGCCGCCGTCCCAGGGTGCGCAGGCCGTCTCCAAGACGTTCGTCAGCAAGCGCCGTGTCCTGGCGGTGCAGTTCGCCGCGCAGACCTCCCAGCCCAAGCAGCTGGTCGCCGATCCGGACTTCGACGACCCGAGCCTGCACTTCTGGCGGCCGGTCGGTGACGCCACGGCGGAGTCCTCGACCCAGTACGCCTCCACGATCGGCCGCATGGCCAAGGTCACGCGTGGCCACGCGGCGTCCTCCTGGGGCTCCCTGGAGTCCCGCTTCCCCACCTGGGGGGACATCGAGGACTCCGACCCGCTGCCGAACCGGCCGCTGTGGTGGGAGATCGAGAACGCCACCAGCTCGGCCGACTTCGGCGGCATCGAGTCGCTGTGGCCGGTGAACCCGGCGCCGCGCGGCCGCCTGTACGCGGCGGCCCGGGTCTACACCGACGCCCCGCTGGCCGCCCCACTGCTGCTGCAGCTCGTCAACGGCGACGGCCGGATCATCGCCTCGACCGCGCGCAGCTTCGACTCGGCGCAGGTCGGCGAGTGGTACGTCGGCGCCACCATCGACACCAGTCCGCCCAACCCGCTCACCTGGGACACCGTGTCGGCCCACGACACTCGCACGTGGTCGGACATGGAAGCCCTCGGCATGTGGGGTGACGTCGCCCAGGACTGGGACGTGGATGACGTCCACGATGTCCGCGTCCGCGTCATCCAGGAGGGCAGCGCGGGCACCGGCGTGTGGCACGTCGACAGCCTCGCCATCTTCAACGACCCGATCGTCTGGGAGATCTCCCGCGACGGCGGCGTGAACTGGTACGAGATGATCGACATCAAGAACAACCCGCGCGGCGTGTTCCAGTTCCCGGATCTGCCCAACACCGACCGCTCCGGCGGCACTCAGCTGCGGTGGAGGGCCACCGGCTACGCCCCGGGTCTCTCGCTGTCCTCGGTCGTCCTGCGGCCGTGGTACGCCACGCTGACCGGCGCGGTCCCGTACCAGGACACCCTGCAGGCGGCTGGGGCGGCGAGTTCGCTGGCCGACTACTACCCGCCGGTCGATTCCGATCCGCTGTTCCAGGGGTGGAAGAGCCCTATCCCCGAGGACTGGTGGCTGGCGTTCCGCCAGTGGATGCAGCAGAACGCCCCGAAGACCGACCCGCTGCCCGCGATCACTCTGCCCGAGGCGGTGGCCGAGGGCACCAACGAGGGCGCTCCGCCCGCGCTGGCTCGCCACGTCCTGTCCGACGCCTTCGTCCTCAACCGCTAAGGAGCCTCTGTGCGCGCGCACTTCAACCGCGCCCTGCTCGACCTGCAGGGCAACCAGGTCCCCACCGCCACGGTGCGGCTCCTGGCCCCTGGCACCACCACGCCGTACGGCCAGACCATCTACGCCGACGCGACCAGCGGTACGACCCGCACCAACCCGTGGACGACCACGACCGGCGAGGTGGACTTCTACCTCGACGCCCCGGACCGCGTACGGATCGGTGTCCAGGTCGGCACAGACCCGGAGGAGTTCTGGGACAACGTCGATGTGACGGCCGTCGGTACCGACTCCACCCATCCCGGCTCGGGCAACCAATCCCTGCAGATCGGTGTCGGCGCGGCCGCCACCGGTGTGCACTCCGCCGCGCTGGGGCAGGGCGCCCAGGCCACCGCTGACTCCACCGTGGCGGTGGGCGAGCAGGCGACGGCCTCCGGCGTCGGGGCTGTCGCCACAGGCTCCCAGGCGGACGCCACGGCGCCCGGCGCGGTTGCGCTCGGCCAGTCGGCGCTGGCGCAGGGCACCCAGGCCACGGCCATCGGCGATGCCGCGAAGTCGCAGTGGAACCATTCCACCGCCGTCGGCGCGGGCGCCCAGACCGACCGCCCCCACCAGGTCGTCATCGGCACGTCGGCCGAGACTGTCTTCTTGCCCGGCGGGATCGCGCTGCAGAGCCCCAACGGCAGCACCTTCATGGTCGGCGTCACGAACGACGGTCTGCTGTACACCCAGCAGCTGCCCACCTACGTGCCGCCGCCGGTACCGGACGAGGGCTCGGGCGAGAGCACGGGAGACGGCGGGGACACGCTCCCGGGCGACGTCAGCGGGGGCTGACGCCGGTTATCTACTCCTTGCTGTGCCGCGCCTCCCTCGTGACTGAAGAGGTGACGAGGGAGGCGAAGTGGCGCGAGCACATGTGATGCGGCCGATCATCGGTGACACGGGCGACCTGTTGTACGGCGCGCAGGTCACCGTGCGCGAGGCCGGACAGTCGGTGAAGGTGGCTCAGCCGATGTATGCGGGGCCCACCGGTGAAGAGCAGCTGACGAACCCGTTCATCACCGCCAACGGCGTGATCGACTTCTGGATGGACACCCCGCAGCGGGTGTCGGTCCTGGTCCAGAAGGACGGCTTCTCCGACATCCTGGTCTACCTCGACGCCGCGCCGCCGCCGGAGGAGACCGCCCGGACCGACAGTCCGCTGCTGATCGTCGGCGACCAGGTACCGGGTAACGTGCTGCTCGCCGGTGACACTCCTGGGCAGGCCGTGTGGGGGCCGGTCCCGGCCAACTCCGGCGTCACCCCGAGGGTCACCGTCATCAACGAGGACTTCGACCTCGCCCGTGACCCGGCAGGCTGGACATTCACTCAGGCCGCGACCAGCACCCGCGACTACCCGGCCGAAGCACCCACCGACTGGGGCTACAGCCGGTCTCTGCACGGCAAGCACACCGGCAACGCGGGCGACCTCGTCGTCGTCACGCCGGGCTTCACCCTCACCGAGGCAGGCTTCGTCTCCCTGTGGGTGCGGCCGACCCTGGCCACCGGAGAGAGCGTCATCATCGCCGCCACCACCCAGGGCGGCACGAAGACCGTGCTGGAGACGCTCACGCAGACCCGGCCGTGGGGCTTCTACCGGTACCCGCTCGCCGCTGGCACCTACCAGTCGGTCTCTGTCGAGTTCAAGGGCGCGGCCGCCTTCGTGGCGGGCTCCGGCCACGAGATGTGGACAACCGGCCTGCAGGTCCTGTACGGCGGCACGGTTCCCACGCACACCCACTCCGGCTCCGGCACCGGCTCCGTCGCACTGGGCACTTCGGCCGCCGCCTCCGGTGTCGCCTCCGTCGCCATCGGCACCTCCGCTCAGGCCACTGCCAGCAACGCCACCGCGTTCGGAGCCCGCGCGCAGGCCACCGCCACCGATGCCGTTGCCGTCGGCCCGGACTCCAAGGCGCTGTCCCAGAACGGCGTCGCGGTCGGGGCACGGGCCAACGGTTCGCTGGCGGCCACCGGATGGACGGCTGTCGGCGCGGACGCCTACGTCGACTCCACCGACGGCACCGCGATCGGCCGCCAGGCCAAGGTGTACGGGCAGTCCGGGGCCGCGATCGGTCCCACCGCGTATGTCGGCCCCAGCGCGACCGGCGCCGTCGCGCTGGGGCAGAACGCGCAGGCCCTGGCCAGTGGCGGCGTGGCGCTCGGGCCGAACTCCGTCGTGGGGTCCACCCACAGCAACGCCACGGCGATCGGCAGCAACGCCAAGACCAGCGCGGCCCTGCAGACGATGTTCGGCAACCCCAGCGTCACCAGCGGTGCCGTGATCTTCTGCGGCAAGCTCTACGCCCTCTCCGCCGTCAACCTGGGCACCGACGCCAGCTCCAGGCTGGGCTTCTTCGGCGCGGAGGGCACCGTCAAGCCCACCGTGACCGGCTCGGACGGCAGCAACCTCGCGCTGCGCAACCTCATCTCCGCGCTGGCCGGACTCGGCCTGCTGATCAACAACACCACGAGCTGAGCGAGACATGGCCACGAACTCCGTACCTGGGCAGGTCGCCGCCGGACTCATCGACGGCTACCTCCGCGACGACGCAGACGACGGCACCCTCGGCCTGCCCGACTACTCCCCGGTCCCGTACACGTACTCCCAGATGCTCGGGGACGTCAGCTCCAGCCCCCAGTGGTTCGTCACCCAGTACAAGTCCACGTCGTTCGCCGGGTTCAAGGGCAGCCCGGACGGCTACGGCGCGCTGCGGGACACCGGCGGGGTGCGGGGCGCGGCCAGCATCACCGTCGTTCCGCAGGCCACGGGCACCCTCACGTCCAGTCCGGACGGCAGCCGTGCACCGGACTACACCTGGGGGCCTCGCGACTTCGCCTTCGCCGTGAGACACCCGGGCACACTGTGGACGTCGGCCAGCGTGGCCCGTACCTACGTAGCTCTCACCCAGGGCACCAACACCGTCGGTATCCGGCAGACCGTCCCCAGCTCCGCGCTGGGCCCGTGGGACGCAGAGAAGGCCGACTCGGCGGCCGTGGCCCTTCCCTCGGCGATCAACGTGTGGGACGGCAACCCGCACGTCTTCACCCTAGGGACCTTCGGCCAGAACGTCTTCTGCCTCGTGGACGGCGCCTTCTGCGTACCGTTCCGCTCGCCCAGGGCCTACAAGCGCAACGCCGACGGCTCGACGAACACCGGCGTGTTCTCGGACATGTCGTCGACCGGCAGCTTCGTCGGCGTCGACTGGCGAGGCTCGGACACCAACCTCTACGAGTGGGTCGCGCACCAGCAGCCCAGCGGCGACTTCTTCCTGCACGACATGGGCCCGACCACGGTGCAGGCCGCCCCGAGCACGACCTACACGCCGACCACCACGGCGTCCGGCGAGACCTGGTCGCTGTCCGGCACCGTCACCGGCAGCAAGGACGGCATCCTGCTCGCCGCCAATGCCACGGCCTCGTTCAACGTGCCCTGGCCGTACGGCATCCTGTGCACCCGCTGGGGCACGGCCACGGCCGAGGGCGGCCTGGTCTTCCGCAAGCAAGATGCAAACAACTTCTACCAAATCACCTCGACCGGCATCTACAGCTGCATCGGCGGCACGCTGACGAAGTTCTTCACCTTCACCACGGCGCTGACCTCCGGCTCCCACGTCGCCGCCAAGGTCAGCCCCACCAACCTCCGGGTGTTCAACAACGGCGTCCTGATCGCGAACGTCACCATCTCCAGCTTCCAGACGGCCACCGGAATCGGGTTCCGCAGCCCCTCCACCGGTACCTCGCAGTGGCGCTACATCACCTACCTGCCGCTGGTCTCCGACATCGTCCTGCCCACTTCCTGAGAGGCCATCGTGGACCGCTGCCACCTGTACCTGCCACTGGTCGACTCCTCCGGCGTCACCTATCCGTACGCGGAGGTGACACTGCTCGACCTGGAGACGGGGAACCCGATCGACGAGCCGGTCTATCTCGACCCGTACGGCGGCGCACCGCAGGGGTGGCCCATCCTGATCGACCCGGCCGTCATCAGCTTCTGGACGGACAACCCGCTGCGGGTGACCGTGCAGGCGCTGCTGCCCGGTGGCGTGACCTACACCCGGTCCGGCGTCGACATCGTCCCGGCTCCGGCCGCCAGTGTGCGCAGCAAGGACCCGGTGCACATCGGGTCGGCCGACGGACTGTCCGGCGATGCCATGCTGGCCGTCTCCCCGGACGGCTCGGCCGTCTGGCAGGTGCTGGATGTTCTGCGCTTCCACGAGCACGAGGGTGACGCCCCGGACTCCACGGTGCTGGGCAGCCCCGACCTCACCGACATCTACCCGGGTCAGACGTGGCTCGGCAGGACCCCCTCCGGCGCACAGGGCGAGGACACGGCGGTCCTCGGCGCCGACGCTCACCCTGGCGGAGACGACGCGGTCGCCCTCGGCCGGGCCACCGCCGGACCCAACGCGGTCGCCGCCGGTGCCACGGCCAACGCCACCGACTCCAGCGTCGCCCTCGGCGCAGCAACCAACACTGGCCAGCCCGAGCAGGTCGTCCTCGGCCGCGCCGCCACGGCGGCCGCAGCACCCGCCGGAGCCATGGTGATCGGCGCGGGCATCACCGCGCCCGCTGCCAACCTCGCCAACGTCGGCTCCGGCATCCAGATCACCGCCGACGGAAAGATCATCATCGGGCAGGGCACCCTGCCCGACCTGAGCTGGGCCACCTGGGCGGCCGCCGTCCTCGGCAGCGGCGTCATCCCCCGGTACTGCGGTGTCCGCGCGGACGCAGTCCTCGGCTCGACGACCGGCACTCTCGGCGCGTACGGCGCAGCCGGGACCGTCCAACCGCTGGTGGACAGCAGCGGCGTCACCACGTCCACACCGGGCCGGGCCGCTCTGCTGTCCTTGCTGTCCGCCCTCGACCAGCTCGGGCTCGTCTACCTGACCGACGGCGCGGTCGACGACCAGCTCGCCGACTTCACGAAGTCGTTCGCCCACGACAGCAACCTGATCCTGGAGACCGGTGACGCCGACGGCTCGAAGGCGGGCGACCTGAACCGGGCCCGGCGCAACGCCGCCGGTACGGGCTCGGTCACCTACCAGCGCACCACCGGGCTCCGGGACTTCCGTGCCCGGATCTTCGCATTGCAGCCGAGCGGGCCGGACCTGGCCGCCCTCGCCAACGAGGTGGTCGCCGACGTCTCCCCGGACAACACGGTCTGGACTCGTATCCCGCTGGGCTTCCAGACGATGACGGCAACGACGAACTCCTGGTACCAGACCTGGGTGGCCAACGCGCGCCCGCTGCCGACCGGAATGAAGTACCTGCGCCTGACAGTCCAGGTGAACACCACCGTCTCCACCCCACAGATCGGCCGGGTCATCGTCCGCGCCGTCGATCCTGCCTCTCCCGCTGGCTTCGGTAACAGCGGCTTCGGCACCGGCCCCTTCGGAGGTAGCTAGTCATGTTCGTCAAGATCCCCAGAGGCCAGACCCCATGGGACGACTCGGTCAACAACGCCTTCACGGATCTGCAGAGCCAGATCACGGCGCTGCAGACCAAGTCGGGCAACCTGCCCTTCATCTCCGTGCTGGACTACGGCGCCAAGGGCGACGGCACCACGGACGACATGGCCGCCATCCAGTCGGCGCTCGACGCGGTGTTCACGGCGGGCGGCGGCACGGTGTACTTCCCGCCCGGCCGCACCTACGCCCTCAGCGACTACCTGCACATCCTGACCGGCACCACCGTCATCGCCTACGGGGCAACGATCAAGGGGATAGCCAACCGGGGCCTGGTCAAGCTGTACAAGGACTCTGACACGACGTTCACCGGGTACACCGGGCACTCCCGGATCCGCGTGTTCGGCGGCGTCTGGGACGCCAACGCGGCGGACGCAGGCGTCGGCACGGTGACTGCGATCGTGGACGCCTTCCTGCTGTCCCACAACAACGACGTCGTGTTCGAGCACGTCACCTTCCGAAACGTCTCCAGTGGCCACGCCCTCGACATAGTCGGCTCGCAGAACGTGCGCATCCTGGACTGCCGGTTCGAGGGGTTCAAGGACAACACCTCTGACCAGTCCAGCAGCTTCCGCGAGGCCATCCAGGTCGACTTCGCCATCTCCGGCTCGGGCAGCAACGGCGCCTTCGACAACACCCCCTGCAAGAACATCCGCGTCCAGGGCTGCTGGTTCGGCGCCTCCGTCCGGCTGGGCGGCTTCGGCCGGGCCGTCGGCTCCCACACCAGCGCCAACGCCACCACCTGGGCCGACGGCATCCAGATCCTCGGCAACCGGATCGAGGCCACGCTGCAGGAGGGCATCCGAGCCTACGCCTGGCGCAACGCCACCATCGCCGACAACAACATCTCCGGCACCGGCCTGTCCGGCATCATGGTCACCGGCCCGGACCCGGCCGTCGCCGGATACGCCATCGCCTGCCAGAACATCTCCGTCCACGACAACACGGTCGCCGCCCCGGCCTCCGCCTCCGCCAGCCCGATCCGCGTGATCGGCTTCGCCACCGCCCGGCCCAC